TGGGAAGCGATCGGCGACGCCGGCGACTGGGGCCTCAATGTGTCGCCCAGGGGCTTCACGGGAGGCCGCTGGTTCAATGGCCGTGACAACCTCATTTACAACGGTCCTCTCAACGCAATCAAGCAGAACTGGGCCGGTAGGAAGCTGCGTGTTCAGTGCGAAGCATATAATGCCGAGAACGCATGGCAGCTGCGCGCTGGCGTGTTCTGCTACGGCGCCGACGGCAACATTGTTCCAGGCGGTTATGTCAGCGGTGCGGTAGCGGAACCGGGACACGGCTGGGCCTATGGCGACTTTGAGATCACCGTTCCCGAAAACACTGTATCCATCAACCCGTGGGTGCAGATTTCGAACGGTGGTCCGATTGGTGCCAGCCGCGCGCTGGTGACCTATTTCGCCATCTTCGACGTCACCGAGAGCAAGGCTGCCAAGAGCAGTGCTGACGTTGCTTCGAATGCCGCGAGCACGGCTGACGGTCACCGAGCGGAAGCAGTCACACAAGCGGGCCTGGCAGCAACCTATTCCAACGAGGCGCTGAAGCGAACCTCCGCCGCGGGCATTCCCTCCTGGCTGAAGAACGACGACTATTGGCATTGGACCGAAGGTTGGAACGATCAGGTCTACTACTCCAGCGACAACGGCCGTCATTACATGAACCGGGTGTTCCCGGCGAACAGCTATTCGCTGGTTCGCAACCGTTATCCTATGGCGGTTGTGCCGGGCATGAAGGTGCGCGCTACGGCCAATGTCGGCAACTGGAACGCCGGAATGCCGAACGCCACCAGTATCCTGCGTTTCGCCTGGTATGTGAATGGCGAACGCCGCCTCGACTATGGCAGCGCAGGCTCGAAGCCGATCCCCAATCAGCATGTCATCGAGAACCATGTCAACGAGTTCACGGTCCCGGCAAACTGCACCGAGTTGTTCCTCGAGAGCTACATCGAAGGTCGTGGCTCCGACGAGACGCGCCGGGAGTTCCTCTGGTGGGATCTCAAGCTCGAGGACGTAACCTCCGAGCTGGCTGCAAAGTCGAGCGCTGATGCTTCGAGCTCCAGTGCCACGACCGCTGATGCTCACCGGGCAACTGCACTAGAGCACAGGAACCAAGCTGCGACCTTCGCTGCTGGAGCACAGTCGGCGTTCGATGCCAGCTTCCCTGCCTCGTTCGACGAGACGGGTCGCAAAGCATACCAGTTCGACATCCCGGTCACCCGTTGGCACGGCCCTGGAAGCAACTGGCCGTCTGGTCCCTGGCTCACTGAATATGGATCTGGCGCTGTCACCGGCGAGTTCGGCATCCGCCACAAGGCCATCCACAACAAGGTCTCCGGCAGGCGCATCCGTGTCTCGGCGTGGGTCTACACCAACGCCTCGAACATGACGTTCTTCATCGGGGCGGCATCGTCGGACAACGCTGACCTGTCGGCGAGCGTGTGGAATGGGCATGGGCGCAGCGAGCCGGCCACGTCTGCTCTTCTGAAGCCACCCCTTCACACCTTCCACAAGATGGTGACGGAATACGACATCGACGCTGACGGCTTCCGTCAGTTCATGTGGTTCTACGTCGGGTGTCGCCCTGACGCAGGGCAGACGAACAATAGCAGCTTCCACACCGGCCCTATCCTGATCGAGGACATCACCTCGGAGTTTGCCTCCAAGGCCAGTGCTACGACTTCTGCGAGCAGTGCTGCCACGGCCGATCGCCATCGTGCTGATGCGGCTGAAGAACGTCGCATTGCCGGTGAGTTCAAGGGTGCAGCCGAGACCGCAGCAAATGCCGCTTCGGGTAGTGCGATCACCGCTTCGGGTGCCGAAAGCCGCACGCTGACCTACGCAACCCAGGCGTCGAGCTTCGGTGCGCAGGCGCTCAACAAGAATGCTTTCTTCGCTGCGCCGTTATGGACCGGGAGCGTTCCGCCTCTTTGGTATCACTGGACAAATGAGGGTGGCGCGTACATCGGAAAGTATGGCTCCAATGCCGACCGACCCAACCCCTATGGTCCCGAAGCATTGCAGATGGACCGCAATTCCGGTCCCAGCGGTATCCGGGCCGCTCTTGGGCCGCTGGGCGCAGGATGGTATGTCATTGAGGCCGACCTGTGGGTGCAGGACGGGTCTTGGCGCGGCGCGGGTCTGCACTACAATTTCGACAATGGCTACTACGGCAACCTTGACTTCGGCACGGAACCCGACACCAACGATTGGACCTTCGGTGGCGGCCTGTTCGTAAACCGCAAATTTTCCAAGCTGATCCACAATGGCACGTCCTCGCCGGGTGGCAACTTCTACGCAATGGCGGGCTGGGATGGTTTTGCCGGTTGGAACGGCTCGACGGGTTTTGCTCGCACCATTTGGCACAAGGCCCTGCTGCGGCCCGCTACCTCGCAGGAAATCGAAGCGCGCAAGGCCATGACCGCTTCGATTTCCAACGACGCGAGGATCACCACCGAGGTCGCTACCCTGAATACGGCCATCGGTGCTGTGGCGGGAAGGGCGACTACGCTTGAGGCACGCGCTCTGGCTGGGGGCAATATCCTTTCGAACACCACGTTCCTGACCATGGACGGGTGGGGCACCTATCAGTATGGGGGGCACTCGGCCGGCTTCAGCATCAATACGGCAGGGGATGCCTGGCATCCCGTAGGCGAGAATGTGCTCGGGATGCACCAGGGCCAGGCAGCGATCGCCGACCCCGGCAGTCAAGCTGGTAACTATTTCTCGGAACATTTCCCTGTGATAGGTGGAAGCTACATCCAGCATTATTGCTTTGTAGCGGGGCATCGGGTGCACGACTTCAATGTTTTTCTGGAGTTCTACGACAGCAATAGAACATTGCTGGCATACAGCTTTAGCGATCAGGTCGTGAATGGTGACCGTGGCGGAACCAACCCCAATGCCTATGATCGTCTCGGTGTGAAATCCTATCGTGTGCCTGACAACGCCGTCTCAGCTTGCCTGGTTCTTCGCAAATACGGCACGAGGACTGGACATGGTGACAGCTATGCCTGGTTCTGGCGTCCATATGTCGGTGCGGCTCGTCAGGGCCAGACCGAATGGAACCCGTATTCGCCCGGCAGTGGCAACGCGGTGCAAAAGCAGATTGGTGCTCGTGTTAGCGTGACCGAGAGTGCTGTTGCAGGACTTGAAGGAGCAGCTGCTCACTACAGCATCGTTGCTGCTGCCACTGGTTCCAATGACGCAGTGGCTCAGCTGACGGCGGGCAAGAACGGCTCGGGCATCAACCTGGTCAGTGACAAGCTCACGATCAAGAACAAGGTCAATGGCCAGCTCATCGATGTGGTCACCGTGGAGGGTGGTGAGGCCAAGATCCGTGCAGCGGCGATCCGCAATGCTCGTGTCGGTCCTCGATCGAACTCGCAGATCCTGCTGCCGGTCATGCTGCGGCCGCTGATCCGCCTGGGGAGCCATGGGCAGACGGTCTACTACCAGAACGGCGAGACCTTCGGTGCAAACCCGGAGAACATCGTTGCAGACCAGAATGGGCTGCCGGCACTCCAGCTAGGCGAGAAGTATGACATCAAGGCGATCAACATCACCCCGACGCACTTCACCGCCCATGTGACCAAGATCACGGCTGCAGATCCGGTCACCCAGACGGCGACCACTGGGGAAAATGTGGGAGGAACGCCCCAGTGGCGCTCGCACAAGCAGACCGCTCTCGATGCCTATAACGGCCTCTACCAGTATAGCTTCACCATCTCGGGAACCCTGATCTCCTCGGAGAACGGTGTGAACGAATGGTATGCTGCTGGCCAGATCTACCTGGCCGACACCAACGGCAACATGCAGCTGGTGGGTGGCTATGACGAGAACTGGGTGACCAACGGCGGTGGGACCCGATCGATCACTGTCACGATCAACACCAGCATGGCTGTCGGCCAGACCGGTGGATACGAGTTCGGTGTTCACCCGACTGCAGGTGGCATCACCAACTTCGTCAACGTCATCTACTCGACCCAGGTTCAGAGCAACGTAACAGCGCTTGGCGGAGCTGTTCCGTGGATCATCACCCCGCCGACACCCGATTGAGGACAAAAAATATGAGTATCGAACTGATCTTCGCAATCATCCTGGTTTCCCTCCTGGCTCTTTTGGGCTACCGTATTTTCAAGCGGGAGCGGGTCTCCCGCAAGGATGGCAAGATCTCTGGCGGACACGCCAATGGTCCCAATCCCCATGAGCGCCTGAAGTAAGCGCCCAGAACCTCCCAAAAACAGAACATAAAGCGGAGTTTTTCCATGACTGACACCCCTGTGACGGTCGACGAGCTGAACGCCATGCAGGCCGAGCTCGATCGCCAGAAAGCCAACCTGATGGTTGGCAAGATCGACGAAGCGCTGATGGAGCTGACTTCGGCCGACATCGACAATCTCGCCAATACCCTGACCGAGCTTGCTTCCGGCATGGTCAACGGCAACTCGAAGACCCAGATGATGAACACGGTCTCGATGATCCGGACGATGCCCAACATCCTCAATCATGAGCGAAGCACATTCAATGCGGTCCTGAACCCTCCGACCACACCGGGAATGGTTACTCCGCCCCCGATGCCGTAAGCATCTGGAATGCGACGAACTCCGCGGTGATCTGATTGCCGCGGAGTCGTCTTTCAGGTATGTAGCTGAGCTTCAGCACACAGCCCGACCAAAGAACAAAACATAAGGTCCACGGGCATGTCTATGCTTACTGAGCTGGGCGGAATCGTCCCCGCGCTCAAATCTCTCGGCGGTATCTCATCCTTTGGATTTGGCGCCTTCATCGCGTTCAAGTTCATCCAATGGGCAACCCAGACTCTCCATGGTCGGGTTGACAAGAGAGAAGCCGATCTCATGCAGAAAGAAGCGGATTACCGCTCCCGGACCGATGCCCAGCTCCAGGCTCTGGTGGTGCGTGTGGACCGCATGGAGCGGGACAACGATGTCCTCTTCGGCGTCGTTACATCCATTTTGGACCGACATCCGGTGGCCATCATCGGCCGCCAGCTGCGTGCAGCCTATCCCGTTCCCACTGAAATGTCGCCTCGGATGGCGGCTCTCCTGGCTCGCCTTGAGACCCAAGAACACAATCAGGTAAACTGAGGAATCCCACATGTCGAACAAGCAGAAGGTCAGAGATCTCCAGCTCTGGCTCAACTCGAAGGGTGCCAACCTCAACCCCGATGGGGTTGGCGGTCCCCGCACCCGGCAGGCTATTCTGGACGTCTTCCGGTATCGCTGGGCCAATGCCATCAACACGGCGTCGATCGTCAAGTTCGCTGCCCGCCTGGGATGCACCACGGCACAGATCCGAGCCGTCTCGGAGGTCGAGGCTCCCGGTGGTGGTTGGGACAGCGCTGGCCTGCTCACGGCGCTCTATGAGCGCCATTATGGTTGGAAGCGCTGGATGATCCACATCCCCCTCCTCTCGAACCCCAAGCCGGGTGGCTACACGATCGATGTCGATCGGGATGGTATCAACGACAGCTGGGAAAAAGTCGCCGATGCTGCATGCCGGTTCGGCATGGAAGCCTTCGAGTGTGCCAGCTGGGGCAAGTTCCAGATCATGGGTGCCTGGTGGAAGAAGCTGGGATACCCGTCGGTGCTGGACTTCGTGTTCGCGCTCTCGCGTGACGAGACCGAGCATTACGAGGCCCTGGTTCGGTATATCGAGCGCTTCGGCCTGATCAACGCTGTCCGGCAGATCTCGGACAATCCCAGGGACTGCGTTGCCTTTGCCAAGGGCTACAACGGTCCGGGCTATGCAAAGAACCAGTATGACGTGAAGATCGCCCGCGCTCATGCTCGCCACAAGTGGATGGACGCATGAACCAGCTGCCTTCCATCATGAGCCATGACGGGCGCAGGGCATGGGCATTCGCTGCCCTGATCTGTGCCTGTGGGATCTTCACCGCCTTCGCATCGATCGGTGTCTACCTGGTCAGCGAGAACCTCAAATACAGCTTCTATCTGGCCCTGGCTGCCCACGCTCAGTTGTTCGTTGCCCTTGGTGGCATCGTCGCTCTGCTGGTCCGTCGATCGGTCAAGATCACCCGCAGTGGTGCTGAGTTCGCTGACCAGGAAGTCAGGGGGGAGTCGGAGCAGATCACGAAGTCCTGAGCTACCCAAACCCAGACCAAAGAGACCAGACCACATGCCATCCATCCTTGACCAGGCGGAACTCCGCCGAACTGTCGAGCTGTATCATCAGAACGACCAGAATGTTCGCAAGACCGCCAAAGCCATGGGCTTGCACCCGAGCAATGTATCTCGCCGGCTGACCGCTGCTACCCGTCAGGGTCATGCACCGGGCCATTTCGATAACGGTGTCGCCCCCGGCAACATCATGGGCAAGGTCACCATTGCCCGGAACAAATACGGTGAGATCGAGCGGACCTGGGAACGCCAGCACCCCGATGAGTGGCAGCACATCGAGGACCTGATTATGTCCAGGGTCGACGGCGTGAAACCGATCGATCGGATCAAGGCCCCCAAGAAGTTCGGGCCTGCTCAGCTACTGAACCAGGTGACAATCGCTGATGGCCATGTCGGTGGCTATGCCTGGGCTCCCGAGACCGGTGGTCCGAACTGGGACCTCGACATTGCCCACGATCAGCTGCTCGGTGGTGCCACCTGGCTCATGGACAATATGCCCGATGCCGAGAACCTCGTGTTCAACGTCCTGGGCGACTTCCTCGACACCGACGGCTATGCGCCTCTGACGCCTGCCAGCAAGCATCTGCTCGATGTCTGCGGCCGCTTCCCTCAGATCGCCGATGTTGGGGAGTCCGTGATCGAACAGGCAGTGATGCACGCTCTGCATCGCTACAAGCACGTCACCGTGGTCATCAAGCCGGGGAACCATGATCCTCTCTCGGCCTTCTGGATGCGAAAGCTCCTGACCAGGATCTTCAAGAATGAGCCCCGGGTCACGGTTGATCCGTCGATCCGGCCCTACTGGGCGATGCTCTTCGGCAAGACGATGATCTGCTCCCACCATGGCGACAAGGCCAAGCTGGAAGCTCTGCCCGGCATCTTCGCTGCCGATTTCGCCGAGATGTGGGGACAGGCTCGATACCGGATCTGCCACACCGGCCACCTGCACCACAAGCACACGCTCCTGACCCAGGGCAAGGAGCTTCGGGGCATGATGGTCTACCAGCATCCGACCCTTGCCAAGAACAACGCCTGGGCCGCGGATCGGGCATTCAACTCGGCCTATGAGCTGCTGGGCAACACCTACCACTGTGGCGGGGCAATGCCCCAGACGCTGCACTATTCCCGCGAACTCCTGGGACTGGCAGCATGAACCTCATCCTGATCTTCGTCGCTGGGTTCCTCAGCGTCTTCGCTCTGGGATTCCAGTCCCGCAACGTCAACCACGGGAACTATGGCTGGGCAGCCGGCACGTCGTTCCTGATCGGGCTGAGCCAGGCCAATCTGTGGGGAGCCCTGCTGAAAGACCTGTCCTGGCTCCCCCAGCTCGTCTATGCTTTCGCTGGTTGCCTGGGCATTACCAGCTCGATGTATGTGCATCGGCGTTGGATCGTCAAAGCTCCGGCAACCCCCTCCGACCAAAGGGAAACCCAGAAAATGAAACGACCAAAGATTTTGGTCCTTGGCCATGGACGCCATGGCAAGGACACTGTCGCCGAGCTCCTGCAGCAGCATTACGGGCTGAGCTTCGAAAGCTCCTCCATGTTTGCTGGCAAGCAGATCATGTTCGAGCATTTCAACCGATCGCCGGACCTGCCGAGTTATGAAAGCTTCGAAGAATGCTATGCTGACCGGGTGAACCACCGGGGCGAGTGGCATCGTCAGATCTCCGACTACAACAGGCCCGACAAGGCTCGTCTGTGCCGGGAGATCCTCGAAGAGTCCGACATGTATGTCGGGATGCGCTGTTCGAAGGAATATGAGGCCAGCAAGCACCTGTTCGACCACGTTCTGTGGGTCGACGCTTCCGATCGAGGCATGCCCTACGAGGGCAAAGACAGCTTCAACATCTCCTATGACCCGGATGAGATGCTCTGGATCTCCAACAATGGCGACCTCGACGACCTCGAGCGGGTGCTCAACACGGTGATGTCCTGTCGGGGTATCGCAGCTGCCCTTTAATTTTGATTGGACTTTGCGAAATGATTGGTAGAATAAGCCTCATCACGGCGCTGAAGTATCTGGTGCCCCTCCTGGTTCTCGCCGGAGGGGTCTATTGGATCTACAGCTCAGGACAAAGCCAAGGCAAAGCTGCGGTCCAGGCACTCTGGGACAAAGCCAAGCTGGAAGAAGCCACAGAAGTGGCCAGGCTGAAGAGCGAGATTGCAGATGCTGAAAAGACCCACCGGCAACAAAGCCAGGAAACTGCCGACAAACTCGCGGACTCCGAGATCCGATTTGCTGGCGCTATCGCTGATCTGCGGACTGATTTCGCTCACCGCATGCAGCAGCATTCCCAAAGAGCCGAGGTTTACCAACGTCTGTCCGACGGCGGAACCGCTGAGCTCGCATACCTTGCGGGCCATGCAGCCGAACTCGACCGATCTCTTGAAGAGGGTCGACTCCTGGTTGGCGAGCTCCGATCGACTGTTGAACAGCGTGACCAGCAAATCCTCGGTCTCGCCGACCAAATCCGAGCAGACCGACAACTGATTGGGGTGGCTTCGGAGTAACCGGAGCCACTCACTTTTTCACTTCAGAACCGCCGACAAAGAAGCGGGATGGGGACACGATGACGAAGGACGAAACGGTCCAGCTCCGGACTGATCCGGGGTCCACTGCCAAGCTCACAGACTGGGCCAAGGAGCCCGTGCTGGCTGACCTGACCCAGGATCTGCAGGTAGCCAAGCAGAGCCACGATCTCCAGATGATGAAGATTGCTGCCTGGCAGGAACTCATGAAGGTCTCGGGCAAGGAAAAGCCCAAGGCTCGCAAGGGTCGATCGCAGGTCCAGCCCAAGCTGGTTCGCCGTCAGGCAGAGTGGCGATATTCGGCTCTGACCGAGCCCTTTGTCAGCTCCGACAAGCTCTTCAAGATCGATCCCGTCTCCAGCGAAGACACCAATGCAGCTCGTCAGAACGAGCTGATGCTGAACTACCAGTTCCGCACCAAGCTGAACAAGGTCAAGTTCGTCGATGACCTGGTTCGCTCCGACGTCGACGAGGGCACTGCCATCGTTCGCACAGGCTGGGTTCGCAGCACCGTCGAGGTCGAGGAAGAAGCTCCCGTCTTCGCCATCTTCAGGGCGGAGAGCCAGGAAGAGATCGACCAGCTGCAGCAGGCGATCGAGCTCAAGGTCGCCAATCCCCGCGGATTTGACGAGACCGTTCCTCCCGAGCTCAAGCAGGCTGTCGAGCATTACGAAGAGACCGGTGAAGCGGCCGTGTTCAAGCAGTCGGGGACCAAGATGGTTCCTGTCGAGAAGGTCATCGAGAACCGCCCCGATCTGAAGGTCTTCAACCCGAAGAACGTCCTGATCGATCCCACCTGTGACGGTGACATCGAGAAGGCTGGCTACTGCATTTTCCTGATCGAGACGTCCAAAGCCGAGCTCATCAAGGAGAACGGCAAGGACGGCAAGCGGTACAAGAACCTCGACAAGATCGACTGGAACAACGCCACTCCGGCGACCAATCCCGACATCGAGACGAAGACCCCCAACGGCCTGGTCACCAACGATCCGATGAAGCGGAAAGTGGTGGCCTACGAGTATTGGGGCTACCACGACATCAATGACGATGGGACCCTGGTTCCTGTCGTCTGCACCTGGATCGGTGAGACGCTGATCCGGATGGAAGAGAACCCCTTCCCTGACGGCAAGCTGCCGATCGTCATCATTCCCTATATGCCCGTGAAGCGTGAGCTCTACGGTGAGCCTGATGCCGAGCTGCTGGGCGATAACCAGCGAGTTCTGGGTGCAATCACCCGTGGTATGATCGACCTTCTGGGCCGGTCTGCCAACAGCCAGCAGGGCTTTGCCAAGGGCATGCTCGATCCGGTAAACCGTCGCCGGTTCGAAGAGGGCGACGATTACGAGTTCAACCCGAACCTGACGCCCGCCAATGGGCACATCGTTCACAAGTACCCCGAGCTGCCTCAGTCGGCGATGCTCATGCACAACATGCAGAACCAGGAAGCAGAAGCCCTGACCGGGGTGAAGAGCTTCTCCGGTGGCATGTCTGGTGGTGCTTATGGCGATGTGGCTGCCGGTATCCGTGGGATGCTCGATGCAGCCTCCAAGCGTGAGATGGCGATCCTTCGTCGCCTGGCTCATGGCATGGCCCAGATTGCCCGCAAGATCGTGATGATGAACGCTGTCTTCCTCTCAGAGGAAGAGGTGGTCCGGGTGACCAACACCGAGTTCGTCACCATCAAGCGGGAGGATCTGCAGGGCGAGTTCGACTACCAGGTCGACATTTCCACCGCCGAGATCGAGGATGCACAGGCCAAGGACCTGGCGTTCATGCTTCAGACCATGGGTCCGAACATGGACTTCTCGATGACGAAGATGATCCTCGCCGAGATCGCCCGCCTCAAGAAGATGCCCGAGCTGGCTGCTAAGATCATGGCGTTCGAGCCGAAGCCTGACCCGCTGCAGCAGAAGATCCAGGAACTGGAGATCGAGAAGCTTCAGGCCGAGATCGAACAGATTCGGGCAAAAACCCAGGAAGCTCTGGCCAACGCAGGCAAGAAGGCCAGCGAGAAGGACAAGGCTGACCTGGACTTCGTGGAACAGGAATCTGGTGTCCAGCATGCCCGTGCTCTCCAGCAGACCCAGGCACAAGGCCGAGCCAACCAGGATTTGGAGGTGCTCAAGGCTCTGACTGCCACCCGCAAACCCGAGGAAAAGGAGCCCGACATCGAGGCTGCTGTCGGGTTCAACACGCTCACAGACATCCGTGACCAAGGGATCACGGGTGGGGGTGCCTGAGGCACCCTGATCTCATCCCCTCAACGATAACCCAGAAAAGACGGAAACGACCAACATGTCCGAAGTTGCCCAGCTTGAACAGTACCGCGAAAACGCCAAGGAGCTGCTCGATCGCCGCCATATGGCCCAGCGTCTCGCACTCAACCCCGACTTCAAGAAGCTGATCCTCGACGAGTTCTGCCTGCGCGAAGCAGCTCGCTATGTTCAGTCGTCGGCCGATCCGGCTCTGCCGGCCAATGAGCGGGCTGATGCTCTCGCCATGGCTCAGGCTTCTGGCCACCTGAAGCGCTTCCTGTCGGTCACGATCCAGATGGGTGCTCATGCTGAGCGGGAAATGCCCGAGATCGACGCCGCCCTCGCCGAAGCCCGTGCCGAGGAGGGTGCTGACTGATGACTACCGAAAACACCAATCCGCTGGGAATGTCCGATGAGGACTTCCTGAACATGGTTCCCCCTTCGAGCGAACCCAAGCAGGAGCAGGAAGCTGCACCGGCTGAGGCCGCCGCTGAAGACGAGGAACAGCAGGGAAACGAGGGCACCGCCGACACACCCGCCGAAGGTCAAGCGGCCGAAGGGACGGAAACGGACGGAACCTCGGACACCGAAACTGGAGCGGCCGCCGAAGCTGAAGACGAAGGTGCTGAGGGTGACGAGGGCAAAGAAGCCCCCAAAGATCCCTCCCCCGCATCTGGCGACACCAAAGCCGCGGACGGCGCAGCCGTCAAAGCAGGCGAAGGTGGCGACAAGGGCGGGGAGAAGAAGGCCGAACCGAAGTCCAACACCAATGAAAGTCCGAACTACCAGGCTTTCTACGAACAGATCATGACGCCGTTCAAGGCGAATGGTCGCACCATTGAACTGAAGTCGCCTGAAGAGGCGATCCAGCTCATGCAGATGGGTGCGAACTACACCAAGAAAATGCAGGATATACAGCCGCACCGCAAAGTGCTAATGATGCTGCAGAACAACGACCTTCTCGACGAGGGCAAGCTCTCCTTCGCCATTGACCTGGTGAAGAAAGACCCCGAGGCGATCAAGAAGCTCGTCAAGGATGCTGGTATCGATCCAATGGACATCGATACCACCGTCGAACCCTCTTACACCGAGGGCAACCACACGGTTAGCGACGAAGAAGCCCGGTTCCGGGAAACTCTGGAGGACGTCACTTCCTCCGAGTCCGGCAAGGAAACGCTTCAAACGATCGATCGCACCTGGGACCCTGCCAGCAAAGAGGCTCTGTGGAAATCGCCCGAGATCATGGCGATCATGCACCAACAGCGGGAAGCAGGCGTCTATGACGTCATCGCCGCCGAGGTCGAACGCCAGCGCACACTGGGCAAGATTCCCGCAAACACCCCGTTCCTCCAGGCCTACAAGGACGTAGGCGAACAGCTCACTCAGGCAGGTGCTTTCGGCACCCCTACTGCTGACCAATCCGGCAAGCCGGAACGTCAGAAGATCGGTGAGAAAGTCGCTGCTCCCAAGCCCAAGGTGACCAACGGGGACAAGGCCAGTGCTGCTGCTCCCACGCGCAGTGCAGGCAAGCCCGCCCACAAAATCGTGAACCCGCTGTCGATGTCCGACGACGAGTTCATGAACAGCTTCAAAGATCGCCTTTGATCGTCTCCAGGGACCAAAAACAAGATGTTGAACTACAACGCACCCGCCGCTGGCCAGAAGTCGTCGATCGACAGTGCCGGCTCCGATCAGATGAACACCTTCTTCTGGCTGAAGAAGTCGATCATCGAAAGCCGGAAGGAGCAGTTTTTCATGCCGCTCGCTTCCGTCACCAACATGCCGAAGCATTACGGCAAGTCGATCAAGGTCTATGAGTACGTTCCGCTGCTCGATGACCGCAACGTCAACGATCAGGGTCTCGACGCTGCCGGTGCTACCACCGTCAACGGCAACCTGTACGGTTCGAGCCGTGACGTTGGCACCATCACCTCGCGTCTGCCCACGCTGACCGAGAATGGCGGTCGTGTGAACCGTGTCGGCTTCACCCGTCTGGAACGCGAAGGCTCGATCCACAAGTTCGGTTTCTTCACCGAATTTACCCAGGAATCGATGGACTTCGATTCGGACGACATGCTGATGGATCACCTGTCGCGTGAGCTGATGACCGGTGCCGTACAGCTGACCGAAGCTGTGCTGCAGAAGGATCTGCTCGCTGCTGCTGGCACCGTCCTGTTCGCAGGTATGGCAGCCAACAACGGCCAGGTCACCGGCGAAGGCCAGGTGCCCTCGGTGGTCAGCTATGCCAACCTGATGCGCCTCGATCAGATCCTGACCGACAACCGCACGCCGAAGCAGACCAAGGTCATCACTGGCTCGCGTCTGAACGACACCAAGACTATTCCTGGTGCTCGCGTCATGTTCGTCGGCTCGGAACTGGTTCCGCTGCTGAAGGGCCTGAAGGACCTGTTCAACAATCCGGCTTTCATCGCCATCCAGCACTATGCGGATGCCGGTACGATCCTGAACGGTGAGATCGGCACGATCGATGCCTTCCGCATCGTCCAAGTTCCGGAAATGCTGCACTGGGCAGGTGCTGGTGCCGATGTCGTGGACAACCCCGGTTACCGGGAGACCAACGGCAATTACGACATCTACCCGATGCTCGTGATCGGCGAGGACAGCTTCACCACCATCGGCTTCCAGACCGACGGCCAGACGGTGAAGTTCTCGGTGATGACCAAGATGCCGGGCAAGGAAACCGCGGATCGCAACGATCCCTACGGTGAGACCGGCTTCAGCTCGATCAAGTGGTACTACGGTATCCTGGTCAAGCGTCCCGAGCGCATCGCTCTGGTGAAGACCGTCGCTCCGCTCTGATTGAGCTGAGCCAATGATCGAGGGGGGAGCAATCCCCCCTCTTTCAGCATTCCCCCAAGATAAGAGACCAACAGAAATGTCCGACGAAACCCAGAACACTGCCCCGGCCAAGACCGAGCTCGAAGTCCTCAAGGACCGTGCTCGCGTGATGGGCATCACCTTCTCGCCCAACATCGGTGTCGAGGCCCTGCGTGCCCGCATTGAAGCCAAGATGAACGGCGAAGACGAGAAGAGCCAGGAGCAGGAAGCTCCCCAGCAGGCTCAGAACGAGATCAATCCCCTCGGCGAAACTCCGACCGATCGGCCGCTCACGATGTCCGAGCTTCGTAAGAAGATCATCGCCGAGCAGACCCGTCTGGTTCGCATCCGCATCACCAACATGGATCCCAAAAAGAAGGATCTGCCGGGTGAAATTATCACGGTGGCCAACGAGTTCATGGGCACCATCAAGAAGTATGTGCCCTATGGCGAGGCAACCGAGAACGGTTACCATGTGCCGTACTGCATCTATGACTTCCTGAAGGAGCGCCGCTTCCTCGACATCCGCACGAAGCGCGACAAGAAGGGTCAGATCCAAACCACCGCAAACTATGTTCGCGAGTTCGCGATCGAGGTGCTCGATCCCCTGACGCCCGAAGAACTGGCTCGTCTCGCCAACCAGCAGGCTGCCAGCGGCAGCGTGACCAACGCCGACTGATCCAGGAAGGACACCTCCCCCGATGGCAACCAACGGTGCAGATCTTGTCGCCAATGATCTGTTGAACTCTCTGGCTCCAGGGCCTGAGTTCGAGGTCCCGAACATCGACATCACGCAGGATGAGTTCCAGTTTCCTGGTTCTCTCGGCGATGATCTCTATGGCACGGTAACCCGGCTCAAGAACGAAGATCTCACCACCGGTGCCGTCGGGGGCACTGGTGCCTTTGATGCGCTCATGCAGAGCATCAAGGCACACCTGCGGGAAGAATATGACAAGGGCCGGATCACCGGCGCTGAGTACACCAAGGCATACATCGCCCTCACCGAGGGTGCGATGGCAAACGCAACCCAATTTCTTCTGAGCCGGGAGCAGGCATTCTGGGAAGCCCAGAAAAGCCAGATTGCTGCGATATCGGGCCTCACCGAACTGGAGCTTCAGAAGCTCCGGATCACCCAGGCTCGTCTGGAAGCTGTGACCACTCGGGTAAACTTTGCGCGAGCGAAGATCTCGCTGGCTCTGGAAGACCTCAACTTCGGAACGGCCAAGTTCAATCTCGACCAGATCCTGCCGAAGGAGCTGGAGCTCAAGGGTCTCCAGGGCCTGAGCATCACGAGCCAGACCAACCTGACCGACAAGCAGCTCGATCGACTGGACTCCGAAATCTCCCTGACCGAAGCTCAGGTCAGCAAGATGGCTGTCGAGGAGACGCTCGTCACACAGCAGGTTGCCAAGCTGGTCAAGGACACGGATTACATCGTGGCCCAGACTGGACAGATCGAGAGCCAGATCGAGCTTACTGAAGCCCAGACCCTAAAGCTCGGTAGCGATAAGAGCCTGGTTGACGCTGAGGTTCTCAAAAACGCCCAGGAGCTGCAGGTCCTCATCAAGCAGGTCACCAAGCTCGACAGCGAGATCGAGCTGACTGACGCACAGATTGCCAAGATGGAAAGCGACACTGCGGTCAATACGGCCCAGATTGCAAAGCTCGCCAGCGATCGTCTCTACGTCGATGCCCAGGCCACCAAGATCCCGAGCGAGATCCTGTTGACCGATGCCCAGACCGCAAAACTCGGCAGCGACAAGCTTTACGTGGATGCCCAGATCACCAAGGTTGCAAGCGAGAAATCGCTGATCGACAGCCAGGTGGCCAAGGCTGCAGCGGAAAAGCTCAACATCGAAGCGAACACCAATCGCATCACGGCCGAGATCACTCTGCTTGGTTCCCAGAACCAGAAGATGCTGTCGGACAAGCTGCTGGTCGACGCCCAGCGGACGAACCTGGGTGCCGAGAAGCTGAAGATCGAAGCCGACACCCAGTTCATTCTGTCCCGTGTCACGCTCAACGAAAACGAGATCGACCTGTTCGAGATCAAAGAGAAGCTCATGCAGGAGCAACTCGAAGGTGAGCGAGCCAAGACGATGGATACCCGATCGGATGGGATCACCCCCATCCTGGGTTCGGTCGGCAAGCAGAAGGACCTCTACGCCCAGCAGATCGTGTCGTATCAGCGGGATGCCGAGGTCAAGGCCGGCAAGCTGTTCGTGGACAGCTGGATCACGCAGAAGACGATCGATGAAGGTCTCCTGGCTCCCCAGGGCTTCACCAATGCCAGCCTCGATCAGGTGCTCTCTGCGCTCAAGATCAAGAACGGCTTCGTGCCGTAATGGGCCTGCTTGGCGGAACCAAGATCTATGTCTCGTCGGTGGCCTACAACCTGGCTGGTGACGAGAAGGATCGGCCGAATTTCCTGAAGAGCGTGGTGATCGGGAACATCCTGACACCACGCAATATCTCCATGTCCCAGGCCCTGGCGTCAGCCTATGGCAAGGGACCAGGCATGAAGCTGCGTTCGCTGTTCAAATGGGCACAGCGGAACTACAAGCTGGTGGGTATGCCCCAGTCCAGGGGACGCAGCTCATTCCGGATCGATTACAACGCCGTCAAGCAGCGTATCCCGGTGGAGTGGAGTACGATCGCTGACATCCGGGTAGTGAAGACCGGTGTGGCCGATTACACCTGGTGGGCGGAGCAGTGGATCCTGGACTATGAGCCAGCCATCTTCGAGACCAACTGGCAAGCGGATATCGACAACAATTATAACGAGATCACGATCTACCGGGCCGATGGCACGTCGATCACGTTCGCCCCTCAGGGCTTCGACCGAAACGCACTCTACCTCTACGTGGTCTATGGTTCTCGGAACCTGCATCAGGGCAGGATCTGGATCTACAAATACCTGTCTGGTCAGCCGACACTCGACATCATGATCTCGGAGACAGCTGCTCCCCTGAGCGACTGGTATCCGGTGATCCCTGTCCGTCTAAACAACCGGTTCGTCTCCGAGGAGAACCGGGCCGAGCTCTATTACGATGCCAAGCGCTGCTACAAAAAGGCAACCGGAGAGCATCTCGATAGCCTGATCGACAAGCTCAAGGACAACGAGAACCTCGACGACATCGACTATGCCCACGTCATCTTCGGGGTGTCGCTGAACACAAAGGAGAATGCCGGGCTGCGATACCTCTACCAGTTCTTCTTCAAGCACATGCCGAACCAGGCCACGGATTCTCAGTATTACCAGCTCTGGAAGTCCAAGCAGGAGCTCTACGAGCAGCAGGCCCAGGCTTGGGTGGACTGGCGTGACGAGCAGGGATTTGTGCGTCCTGGTGACCTGCTCCAGGGAACCAAGCAGCCGAGCTACCCGAGGCCTCCGGTGCCGCCCTGGAATGGTGTCCAGATCCGGCATGAAGCTCCCGCGGATATTGATTTCGACATCGACATCGGATGGCGTGCGATCACCGAGCAGAAGGGCACAGGCCTGGGCAAGCCGGACGCCAAACCCGGCGATCTGTGGTGGGAAGTGCGAAGCGGATACCGCTTCAATCTGTTCGGGCAAGACGGCCAGGTCATCACCAAGAAGTCGAGCCAGAAGGATGATTATGTCGTTCTCTGGTGGCAGACCGGTGTCGATAGCTGGCGTGCTCTGCACATCGAGGGCCTGGTTCACAACAACTTCGTGTACCGGGGCAAGGATGTGGAGACCACGGCAACCGAGGCGATCACCGACGAAGACCCTTCAGGGTTCATCGTGCCGCTCCAGTATTCCACCTTCACTGAGATGAGCCTGATCGAGGCAACGCAGATGTCGACTGCGTGCATCCATCTGGTGCTCAACTCCTACAAGGTGGTGAAGAAGAAATGGTATCAGACCGGTCTGTTCAAGATCGTCCTGATCGTCGCTGTCATTGCCACGATCTATTTCACCGGAGGCTTCTCGGCAGGTGCCGTTGGTGCTCTTGGCTCCAACCTTGCAGTAGGCACAGCGATCGGCTTGACCGGCATGGCTGCGATCATTGTCGGAGCAGTGGCCAACGCCATTGCAGCCATGATCATCACGAGCGTTATCACCAAGGGAGCGACTGCAGCTTTCGGGGCGAAGATCGGCGCGATCGTCGGGGTCCTTGCCTCGCTGGTCGCGATCAACGGGCTCACCAACATGGCGAGCACCGGTAACTTTGCGATCAACTTTGGAAGCATGGCCAGGGCGGAGAATCTGCTCAAGCTCGCCAGTGCTGCCGGCAACGCATATTCCGGTTTCGTGGAGGCCTCGATAGCGGACATTGCCGCTGAGACCCAGGAGATGCTCGACGAGTACAAGGGCGAAGCGGAAAAGCTGTCTGCTCTCTATGAAGAGATGGTGGGATCTGATAGAGGTGTCATTGACCCCACGACATTCACCAACGTGGGCAGCCCATTTATCGAGAGCCCTGGTTCCTTCCTTGGACGGACTCTCATGACGGGAAGCGACATCGCCGATCTCTCTCTAGAGATGCTGTCCAACTTCGCCGACATCACCCTCAGCACTGAACTTTCGCTCGACGCATGAGCTGAATGTGGAGACCATCCATGTCTGAAATGAACAACACGCCCTTCGGTCTTCGCTCTTATCGGCCTCTGCCGATGGGTGAGGACTTCATGGGTGGCCCTACCCTCGCTGACTCGCTCCGTGGCTTTGGTGGGACGGGTGGCGTTCCCCTGTCTGGCTCCTCGCTTGCGGGCAATATCGTGCTCGACCCCAATATGGGGGCAAACCTTGCTTCGGCGGCGATGACCCCGGCAATTGCTGGTATGCCGAACGCTGGCGGCATCGGAGCAAGCTGGGGAAAGCCCACCTTCACCGATAAAGCCAATATGGTGATTTCGGGTCTCGGCCTGCTCAGCAACCTCTGGATGGGATCCAAGCAGCTCAGCCTCGCCAAGCGGAACCAGAAGCTGGCAGAGCAGACCACCCAGGCCAACTATGACGCTCAGCGTCTCGACACGGCACGAAGTCTTCAAGACATCGGCCGCACTCGTGCATTCACCGAAGGCCGATCGGAAGCCGACGGTAAAGCCTGGGCCGACAGCTACACCCCCAAGGATCTGAAGTTCGGCCGCGGCTGATAAGAGAGGAACTCCCCGATGCCCGGACCCACATGGCGTAACATTGCAGCTCCTGATCTCTCGACCAGCTTGGCTGCGATCTCGGCTGCCACCAACAATTTCAATCAGGGCCTGGCCACTGCAAAGGCTGGCTTCAACGAGTTCGACGCCAAGCAGTCGGAGCGTATGAACGCTGCATTCCAGACTGCCCTGCTGGGTCAGCAGGACAGCGGCAAGTTCTCCGAAGCCTTGGCTGCAGATCCGACCCTGGGCTTTGACCCTCGCCGGCTGAATGCCCAGAGCCTGGCCATGGCCGGCAACTGGACCAACACGCTCCTGGGTCAGGATCGCACCCGGCAGAGCCTGGAAGCTGGTGCCGAAGACCTGAAACAGAGCCGCTGGAACTTCAGTGAAAAGCAGGGTGCTGCTGAGCGTGACAAGGTGCTCGGAGAGAGGCTGCCTGGATTGTTCAACCTGGCTCTGGCAGGCAAGGAAAATGAAGCCATGGCTGGCCTAGCTGCTGTCACTGGCCTTCGTGGTTCAGAGCTCAGCGAAGCTGGCAAAAACGTGCTCGGGTTTGCAAAGAGTGGTGTCGATATCACCGGTCAGCGACAGGATCAGAAGTTCCAGGCCGAGAACCAGAGTTGGAGCCGTGAGGACCGGGAAAGCGGCAAGGCTGCTGATGCGATCGCAGAGGCTGTGCTTTCACAGGCAGGTCCTGGCGCGAACATCCTGGCTCTGGTTGAGCAGGCTTCTGCTGGTGCAAACCCGACGGTGCGTGCAGCAGTGCGTGCTCGTGTCGATGCTGCTCTGGGCACCTCGCTCTTCAGCGGAATGGGCGTCGGTGGTGGTGCAGGTGTCGGCGGTGGTGTTGCTCCTGGTGGTGGTAGCGGCAAAGACCGCTCGGGCATCATGAATTATGAAGCTCGTGCAGTTGGCTTTGATACCGTTCCTGCCAGCGTAAAGACGCTGGGAGACGCAGTTGCTTTCGGCAAGCAGGTGAACCGTGCTGGTGCGAGTTCCAGTGCCATGGGCATCTTCCAGATCACGCAAGAAACGATTCAGGATTTCGGTCAGCAGCTTTATGGCAAAGCTGGGTGGAAGAACAAGGAGTGGACGCCACAGGTTCAGGATGAGCTTGGGCAGGCGATATTCGAGGCCAGTAACGGCAGTGCTAAGGCTCTCAAAGGCCGGTGGGTTTCACTCTCGCTTGCTGAGGCTGAGCAGGTTCGTAAGCTGCCTTGGGAACAGGCCAAGGTCATCATCGCCCAGAAGGAGTCCGGTCACGACTTCACCGCTGGTGGTGCCCTGTCCCCGCAAGAAGCCGAGCGCATGGCTAAGCGTGGTGCAGACAGCAGCTCAACCGATCTGGATGTCCAGTCTTGGGCGAATGGGATTGGCAAGAACGCCCCCACGATCACGGTTGCTCAGGCGATCTCCAAGCAGATCCCTGGCTCCAAACCAAAAGAGCTGATGGTCATCATCGATCGCATGGTCGATGCTTCCCGTGGACCGGACAAGAAGCCCAGGCTCAATCGGACTCAGGCAGGCCAGATCGTGATCGAGAGCATGACGCCTGACACGTCTGGCTCTGTCCAGAAGTTCCTCGACTCCTGGGGTCTCGGCAGCGACAATCCGGCTCTGTCGGGTGGTTGGCGTCTGGACCAGGGCAAGGTCAGCACCAAGGTCAAGGCTGCACTGCAGGGTGACCAGGCCTTCATCGTCAACGACAATGAACGCCGGATGGCCGAAGCGCAAAGCGTTGCACAGGCCCAGGCAGAGTACCAAGAGCTCGCGCAGCAGGAAAACGCGATCAGACGGGATATTGCTGCTGGCCGTGCTGGTCGAGCCAGTCTGCTGCCCCAAATCATCATGCAGAAGAATGCGGCCTATGCCGCATGGAAACAGGCAGAAGAGCCGCTGCTCGAACGGGAGCGGAAGTCTCGGGGAGAGCCACCGAAGGGGACTCCTCCCAAGAAGACCACGGCAAAAGCTCCTCCCGCAAAGCCAAAGGCTGAGCCCAGGAGCATCTTCAGCCTGGGAGACTGGTTCACACTGAACTCGAAATAAAATGGTAGGGCAGTCCCGGAATATCGGGGTTGCCCTACTGACTCTCGCCCCCTTATAGGGGCCACAAAACATAATCCCAAAAGGGAAACCCAGATGACCAATCCGACCGATTTGATGAACCAGTACCTCGAAATTTACGGGGTACGCCCCCAAACGGTCAGAGGCATCAAACAATCACAGGTCGCTCGATCGTCTGCCCAGAAGCAGCAGGAACTCGCACAGATCAGCTCGCCTGAGGGCGCCTACGACGAGTTCGCTGGCGACATGGCGGACACCGGTGGAGCCAGTGCCAACGAGACCCAGCAGGATTTCCGCAACCTGTCGCCGGGTGAACTCGAAGCGAAGTACGGCAACCAGGCTGGCAGCATCATCTCAGCCCGCGTTGACGCTGGTGCTCGTTACCGGGCACCTCAGGTTATGCGTCGTTCGGCTGGGGAGATCGCCTCGGATCTGGGTCTGGCTGTGGCCAAGGGTGGTGCTGGTCTCCTCGGCCTCGGAGCTCTGGGCGTCAATCTGGGAGCCAAGGCCGTCGGTGCTGATGATGCGGCTGCAATCGGCCTTCGTGCTGCACAGTTCTCGCAGTCTGTGAATGACTTCCTCACCAGCAAGCAGACCGATGCTCTGCAGGGCGAGAAAGAGAACACCGAGGCAGAGATCCGTCAGGCCAAGCGTGACACCGACCAGCTCTACGAGCAGGAACGCCAATCCGGCGAAGGTGGAGCCAAGGTCAACCAGATCCTGCGTGAGTTCCGCGATGTCGGTGCTCGTGTTCTCGCCAATCCGACTGTCCTTGGTGATGCTGTCGCCGAGGGTGTCGGCTCGATGGCTGGTGCTGGTGTGCTGGCCCGAGGTGCTGCCAAGCTTGCTGGTGCTGTGTCCTCCCGTGTGGCTCCCGGTTTCCAGCTCTCCGAAAAGGCAGCTTCTCGTCTCGCCACTGCTAACATGGCAGCTTCGATCGGCGCACAGGAAGGCGGCAGTGCATTTCAGGGAACGACCCTGGAAGCATACGAAATCCTGAACGAGCGCTACCCCGACATGTCGGAAAAGCAGAAAGCTGAGCTGGCAACCCAGGCCGGTGAGTTGGCTGCTGCCACCCAGACTCCGATCGCAGCGGTGACCGGTCTGCTGGTGGCTCGATTTGAAATGAATCCGCTGAAGGCCCCTGCCCTTGCCTTCGGAACGAACACCGTCAAGGAGACAATTGAGGAAGGCGTTCAGGGAGCAACCGGAACCCTGGCTCAGAACTATGCACTGGGCCAGGCTGTCGATCGTGATCGGGATCTGTTCGAAGGCGTCGGCGATGCTGCTGCCCGTGGAATGATCGCAGGTTTCGGCACCGGTGCTGTGGTCGGCTCTCCCAGCCTTGCAGCAGGAACCGCCGCTGGTGCAGCCAAGGCCGGTGTGAGCGCTGCTTCCACTGGAGCTATGGCGGTCGCCAGCAAGACCATGCGTGGTGTCAACGCAGCTGTCTCCAAGGTCGAAGGGACTTCGTTCTACCAGGCCATCAAAGAGCGTGCTCAGAAGATCATCGAGGAGGAAGAGAACGCCTCTCCATCTTCGGCTGAGAACACCAAGAGCATGCTCTCCGGTGCGATCGAGACTGTCCGTTCGATGGGCGAGCGGGTTGTGGAGACTCTGCGCTCTGAAGGTGCACCTGACCAGGCCGTCGACGATGTGATGGAACTGGCCAAGACCGCCTCGTTCGATATTGCCGAGATCGACGAGACTGCTCCTGAACTGGTTCGAACTGCTGTCGCAGGATCAACCAATCGCTTCGAAGCGATGGAGGCTCTGGCCCAGGTGGTAAACCAGGCAGAGGAAGGCAGTGCCGACCAGATCACGGCTGCCCGGTATCTCGCCGACATGAAGTCGCAGGTCGAAGGTCTGACCCAGCACAAGCCCATGGAAAGCCTGGACGAGATCACTCCAGAGAGTGAGATCGATACCACTGTCCGCGGTCTGGAAGCAGGTCTGGTCAACCTTCTCGATAACCCCGGCATCAAGCGTGCGTATGAGTTGGCAAAGACGGCTTTGGGTGCTGCTGTCGAAAAGGGTGCAGCGATCCTTCGTGCCAACGAAGATCCTACTACTCCCGAGAGCCAGGAGCGGATCAAGACTGCGCTGGCTGTTGCTGAGCATACCCCTGAAAAGTCGGACATCGAGACCAATGAGGTCCTGCTGAAGCATGCCGAGAATGGCACAATCCAGCTGACCCCGGTGCAGCAGGCTCAGCTGCTCTCTGCATCTGCACTGGTTCAGGCGGAACGCCAGCTGCTCGCAGCCCAGGCAGAACAGGGCATCAAGACCAACGTCAACATGGTGACTGGTCAGGCTCTGACCGATATTCCCGATGCGATCGGTGGTGTGCGGCTGCCGTCCCTTGCCGGCCATGCTCGCCGGATCATCCAGGCCTACAAGGCCGGGTCGATCGACGTGGCCAAGGCTCACCTTCAGGAGTTGATGCAGTTCGCCCAGCATTTCCAGAACAAGGTGGCTGCAGCCAATGCCCACTTTGCCCGTGGTGGTCAGGGCAGAGGAGATCGCTTCATGGCTCTGTCGAGCCAGTATGAACCCGATGGCAGCCGCAAGATGGTGGAATCGAGCAAGCCGTTCGACGTTCGGCCGTGGAACCCTGCTTCGGTCGGCCTGGCTCAAACTGTCGGTAAGGAAGCCGAGGTCATTGCCAGCGTGGCAAACCAGATCGCACAGGCATTCCCGGATCTGGGAATTGCCCCCGTGGTTCCGGTTGCTCTGGATCCTGGTCTGAGCGGTCCCGTCGCTGAGGTGGTTGCACGCAATCCTCGTGGTGCTGCTGCTTCTAATGTCCCCCAGACACCGACCAATGTCCAACCCGTCCAGGCCCAGGCTCCTGTCGCCCAACAGCAGCAGCAGCAGGTCCAGCTTCAGGCTGATGTCGAACAGGCACGGGCCAAGGGCGCAGTCGCTGCTGCCAGCAAGAAGGACACTGCTCCTCCTGCCGAGTATTCCACCGAGCAGAAGGTGGCCTGGTACGAAGGCCGTGACGAAGCACGTCAGCTCGCTGCCCAGGAAGCAGCTGAGGCAGAGCTGGAAGCTCAGCCGGCTATCGAAGAAATCCCGGTGGTTGAGGAGCCAGTGACAGAAGCTGTCACCCCCGATCCTGAGACTGTCGTGGAAGAGGTCGTTGAACCCGAACCTGTGCAGGTCGAGGAATCGCCTCAGGAAGCCCAGGAGACCCCTGCTCCCGAGAGCCAACCCGTGGAGACCCAGGAAGCTGAAATCGTGCCTGACGAGGCTCCTGTGACCGCTGCTGAGGTCTCTGGCATCATTGCTGAAGCTCTGGATGCGAAGATCCCGGAAGCTGAGCCTGCGGTCGAACCTGCCGAGGTGGTCCCTGCCCCGTCGGTTGCCGAGCCTGCCGAGACGGTGAAGACCCGCTTCCCCAAGCTGGTCGGCCATGCTGCAGGATCGAAGATCACCAACTGGTTCTCGAGGGCATTCGGCCTGAAGAAGGCGGAAACGATCAAGCTGTGGAGCTATGAGGGCAACCCGATCCGATCGGTGCTCGACATGCTCAACGGCAGCCTTGAGGATTATCTGGGCGACAACGCCCCTGAGGCGAACCTGACGCCCCAAGAGATCTCGATGTATGAGGCCTTCATCGAGAAGAACGCCAGTGGCATCATCCGATCGCTGAATGGCCGGATCCAGAAGTTCCTCGATGCGCCTCACTCGCAGAAAGAAACCGCTCCCCGCAAGAGCTTCTGGCGGCAGGGCAAGAAGCCCTACAACGAATACGTGACGGGCCGCATCCTCAACCTGGTCGAGGAGAACGACGGTAAGTTCACTCTGAACCGTGAGCTTGTTGGCATGGGTGTGCTGGCTGCTCTGCAGTGGATCCAGCAGACGAACAACTACGGCAAGCGCAAAGAGGGCCGTGACGTTCCCGGTCTGTTGGGCATGTCGAGCCAGGAAGCCAATTCCAGGCCCGAGCTCGATGGCACCAGGGAAGCGATTGCACGGGAGTTCAACCTCGGCATCACTCGTGTCGAGGCTTCCCGTTCACTGGCCCAGATGATCCGCAAATACTGGGGTCTGGACACCCGCAAGGATGCGCCGAAGGCTTATACTGACGGCATCGCCGAAGCGCTGGCCAAGGAGATCATCGATACGATGGTCGATGGCGGTCTGCTGGTGCGTGAGTTCCCGCTCAACAAGGTGATCCCTAGCAGCAAGACTGCCAAGGAACGGACGGTAGAGATCTACTATCCGGCTGAGAATGTGCTGCCGGAGACGGGCATTCCCGATTTGATCGAGCGCATGGTCATGCGGAAGCCTGACACGGTGAACTTCGTCGGCACTCCGCCGAAGAACATCGCACAGACCCAGGTCAACAACTCGAAGGCGAAGCTCACCAGGGAGCAGAAGGCCGCCATTCGTGCTCGTCAGGCTGTGCCCTTCTTCGTGAACACCAGCATGCTGGAGTTCTATCGGAACGCAGGTGACCTGCTGAACACGCTGTTCGGTGGTGGTCGTATCGACGGTCTGCCGATCAATGCAGAGCATCGCCGGACCTTGGAAGGGCGTAACCGGACAGTGCAGCTCGGCATGCAGCAGATCGAGAAGCTCGCCCGTGAAATGCAGGCATATGCCGAAGCCAAGGGCATTCCGATCGAGGAAGTCCCGGCGCATTTCGAATACAGCTTCAACTCGATGAACCGTGAGCAGATGCTTGGTGGCACCACGCCGCAGAACAACAAGCTGATGCGTGAGGTCTTCCTGCCCACCACATCGACGAGCGATCTGTCGGACGTGTCGAGCAAGGCTTATCGGGGCTTCATGCTGGCCATGGCTCAGCACATCGGCATAAAGCTGGAGCGTCAGTCGAGCCAGGACAGCATCGACCAGGCCAAGAGTGATCTCGAGAGCAAGTATGCTCGCTCGATCGCAGGCCTGAAAGTCTGGCTGCAGAACAAGGGACCGATCTCGGAAGAGCTGGTTCAGACACTGCAGAGCGAGCTGGGCGGAAAGCTCAACCCGGCTGCCGTGCATGCTCTGATGGAATATGCCCGGTTCGACGCAATGAGCCAGGAAGAACGCAAGAGCTTCAGCACCTCGCTGTATCTCGAAGCCGATGGTGTGACCAACGGCCCGATCAACGCTCTGATGCTGTTCAATCCTGGTTCGTTCACGGCAGACTGGATTGCCGATGTTCGTCGTGGTGGTGTGCTGTTCGACGGTGCAGCCTCGATGAACGAAGCCTATGGCAGCAATGGGGGTGACCTCTATGCCCGAGCCAGCAAGAAGCTGACCCAGCTGCTGAAGAGCGTGCTGCCCGAGACGGAAGTCGAGCGCAAAGAGCTGGAAGGCCTGCTGGCGTTCATGGATCTCTTCATGGGCGATGACGTCACCTACACCCAATTCGAGGATGGCACATTCGAGGTGTCCTTCGATCGTGGTGTGACGAAGAACCCGCTGACGATCACCCTCTATGGTTCAGGTGCCAACGGCATGGCCGACAAGCTGGCCACCGTGCTCGTGGATGCGATCCACGAGAAGATGACCGAGATGGCTCTGAGGGGCGATGCAAACCCCAACATCTCGGTGTCGGAAGCGCTGTTCCCCAACGATCCGAACCATGAGGTGAAGTTCGAGTATTTCGAGGGCCTGCTCAAGGACCTGACCGGTCTGAAGTTCAAGGACCCGATCAGCCTCTCGATCACGAGGGACGCCTATACCCGGCTCAAGAGCCGGATGGCGGAATACATCGTGCCTCAGCTGCAGGCTGCTATCACGGCAACCGTCGGCAAGACGGTGGTGGACACCCTGACCGATGTCCGGATGGCCACACAGGTGCAGTCGATCGCCCTTCAGTATGCGTTTGCTGCCGAAGTGAAGAAGCGTCTGGAAGCCAAGGGAGCAAAGAGCTCGGAGTTCCTGTCGCAGCAAGAGCTCGATGAGATCTTCGACTCCCTGGCTCATCTGGTTCCGATCCTCTCCACCGGGGAGCAGAACTTCTACATCGCCAACTCGCAGCGTGCTGATGAGGACAGCAATCCGTTCTCGCAGCTGCTGTCGGGCAAGATGTCGACGCCCGCCTTCCTGGAGAACCCGGCAAACGCTGGTGTCCGGGGCATGCCTTCGCTCGTCATCGGTTCGGGCGATGGCATGATGATGCAGAACTTTGCTGGATCCAAGGCAGGTCCGGGCAAGACCCTGGGCGTGTTCGACGGTCTGAACATGCCGATCGACATGATCGAGGAATACAGCAAGCGGATCAACGCAGCTGTGGCCCAGGCCTGGCAGCGCAATCCCCTGCAGAGTGTGGCTGACACCTTCACGCAGTTCCTGCCGGCCTATTCTCTGAAGGGCAAGACCTACCAGGAAATCGGGGACATTCGCTATGCCCTGACTGGCGGCACAAACGCGAAGGAAACCCCCGTTGCCGAGCTGGAGCGTCTGCTCAAGGTCCTGAATGCTTCGCTTCAGCGGGGAGCCATGCAGATGGAAGCCCGCCAGAATGCTCTGGCCCAGGTGGACTTCCGTGTGGACCAGATGGCCGGTGCTGCATCGCCTCACGTTACCGGGGGCAAGATCTCGCTCGAAGGTATGAGCAACGAGCAGATCGAGCAGGTTCTCAACGATCTCTACAATCAGGAGCTGGCCAAGCTCGAAGAGCGGGCAGAGACCCTTGCCAAGGCCACCGTGCCTGAAGCCGTGATCGATCTTTCGACCGAGCATCCTTCGGGTGCCCGTGTGGTCCTGCCCCAGGCTCTGAAGTCGTTGGTCGAGAAGCTGAGCGGCACAGGCTGGCAGCTGAATGTTCTCGGCGATCAGGTCGCTTCGCTCATCGAGCAGGGCTACCAGATCGTGGCTGGATCGGATGCTCAGCTTCGTTCCTGGCTCAACCAGAATGGCATGAACCAGAGTGTGCTGGACAACCCCGGCGCCGAGACGGTCAATGGCGTCACCCTGCCCAACTCGAAGGTGATCCTGTTAGTCAACCCGACGGCCGAAACGATCGTCCACGAGATGATCCATGCTGCCACCTACAACACGCTGGCTGCCCATTATGCTGGGCAGGATCTGGGTCCCCGTGCCGTGGAGAAGGTCCGTGCGATCGAGCGTCTCGAAGTACTGGCCAAGCAGTTCCTCTCGCTCGACCTGTCCCAGGCCAGCGAGCAGGTGCAGCGTGCCTATGTGAACGCACGCAATGCCATGAAGCAGGCCCTCGCCGAGGGCAACAAGGCTGCAGCTCTCAATGAGTTCATGGCCTGGGGTCTGGCGAACCAGGAGCTGGCAGAACAACTGGACAAGACCGAGGCGAATCCCCTGGTCCGAATGCTGCGTGACGTCATCGATGGCATCAAGCAGCTCATGTTCGGCAAGCGCCAGGTGCCGGTGCTGGGTGACATGCTCAGCAACCTGCGCTTCAACACGGCGATCCTCGCTGTGACCCAGAAGGATGCGTTCGATCTGTTCGACGAGACGGCACTCTACCACAGCGAAGCCTATGGAAAGTCGCCTCGCCTCAGCCGGATCAACGAGATCCTGCAGGACAAGGTGTTCAGCTACGTCCGTGGAATGATGGTCGACGAGGGTGAAGCTGCCCAGCAGAATGCACAGAACCAGGTGAGCAACCTTACTGTGCTGGCTGACCAGGCTCTGACTGGTGCCGTGGGTGCTGGCTTCTCGATGAACATGCAGGAGAAGAGCACCTTCCAGCTGGTAGTTAGCACCATGGCATCTGCCATCCAGCTCGACGGCAATGCGCTGTCGAAGGCTTCGGAGCTGTTCAACTATGTGACCAAGACGCTGAGCATCAGCGATTTCCTGGCCAATCCGAATGAGGAGAACACCACCGACAGCACGCTGGCCAACGAGAAATACAACTTCGTCCTGGGCAACTATGGGACGCAGTTCGACCAGCTCAACCGGTCTTCGCTGCTGCCTGTGTTCATGGGCCTGGCTCTGACCAACGAGGAGTTCCGCAAGGTCCTGGCCAAGATGCCTCTTCCCGCGGATGTCCGGAACACCGATGGCACTCTCGACAACCGGATCGAGAATGCCGGAAACAATGTGATGGACTGGCTCGGCCGCTACTTGTCGGGGCAGAAGCGCTCGGACAAGACGGTGGGTGCTGTCGTGGACAGCCTGACCGAGCAGGTGCTGAAGACCGCGGCAGAGCGCCAAAGCTTCATCTCTGTGGTGGCCGGCAAGGCTGGTGGAGTGGTCGATACCGTCAACGATTTCGTGGCGAGCTCGATCGAGTTCATGTCGGAGCGGGCATTCCTCGGTGGTCAGAAAATCGCCGAGAACGCCACCAACCGGTGGACCAAGGTCGCTGGTGAGGCCATCAGTGCCATGGGTGGCATCGCCAATCGGGACTATGCCAACAAGCTCGGGGAAAACTGGATCGAGAGCGTGTTTGCTGCTGACCTTCCCAAGCCGCTGACCGATCTGGTCAACGACATGATCGGCCGCACCGAGAGCAATGCCCCGATCTACGACATGATCAAGCGGGTTCGCAGCTGGGTGACCAAGAGCCGTCAGCATTACCGCGAGGATCTGCCGAAGATCATTGCCAAGCAGTTCTCGAGAGAGCTGAGCAAGCAGGAATGGGCCGATCTCCACAAGGGCATCGGTCAGACTGACGTGGCCGCTCTTCGTATGCGGTTCACCATGGCCCAGATCCTGTCGATGCTGGCTGATCCTGGTGTCCTGGCTCAGGAGATGAGCCGCCTCGAAGCCGATCTGAAAGCTGCTCATCCTCAGGACTTCAACACGCTGCAGCGCAAGTCGGTGCAGCTGGCCGAGTTCATGAACACGGGCAAGCCTGGCACAAATCTGCTTCGTAATGCCTTGGCGATCGCAGCTCTGCTGGGTGAGAACCGGACGACGAAATATGCTCCGACGGCAACCACCGAGCAGATGGTCGATGCCCTGGTGTCGCTCTACGCCCTCCAGGGTCTGAACCAGGACACGAAGGACAGCCTGGCCAAGCTGGCTCAGGGCGAAGCCGACGGCCTGTCGTTCACCACGGAATACCTGGCAGCTCTGCGGAAGTTCGAGCTTCGCCGGGCAGTCGGGAACGCCAAGTTCAACCACTTCAAGGGGTATCTGCCGAACGCCAAGGATGGCGAGATGACGATCGTTGTCCGCAAGACCGACAACTATGCCGATCTGCGTCAGCAGAGCTTCAAGATGATCGGGGTCTACCATGGTTCGAACCTCGATCGCCGATCGGGAACCTCGGCCTATTTCATGGTGCCGGTGTCGACCCGTGCCAACTATCAGCAGGGCATCATGCAGACTGTCCAGCAGACGGTTGGTGGTGTGGATCTGATGACGGGCCTGAGCCATGATCGATCGGCTGCAGGTGCCATTGCAGAGCCCAAGACTGTGGCTCGGATCTGGCGCAACCGGCACCAGGAAAATGCTGTGGAGCCCCTGATCCCGATGTTCGACAAGGACGGCATGATCATGGGCTATGAGCGCAGCACCAATCCCGAGATCATGGGGCAGATGGGTCAGGAGAACCACCTGGCCAATGCGATGGGTCAATGGCGTGGGCGTCAGGTCGAAGAGCGTGAAGGTCGCTATGTGAACCAGACGCTGATCGAACGCATGCACCAGATGTGGGAGAAGGCCAGCGCAGAGCAGCAGAAGACCCAGTTCGTCAACCTGTTCGATCCCAAGGTTCGCAAGGACGATCCTGTGCTGGAAGACATCTTCCAGAGCCTGCCCGGCTATGTGATCCAGGACATCGTGAAGGTCTTCGGCGAGCAGTTCATGATCCGCAAGGATCTGCTCAATGACTCGATGGGCTATCGTGATGCCTCTATCCGGGATGCCTGGACCGGCAACAGCCGTCTGGACCCCAAGATCCTGGAGATGATCAAGAACACCACGATCTCGGTGTTCGGCATGGATGGGTATCGCAAGCTGGTGACGGCCGAGAAAACGATCCAGAACGTGATGACCGACCTTAGGGTGATCATCGTGGTCAAGTCGATGTTCGTGCCTGCTGCGAACCTGACCTGGAACATCTACCAGCTCATGTCCCGTGGTGTTCCCATTGGTTCGATCGGCAAGGGCATGCCCCGCAAGGTCTCGGAGGTGAACGATTACCTCAAGCGCAAGAGCCGGGAGATCGAGGCCGAAGCCGAGCTTAAGGCAGTGGGAACCAATGTCCGTGCAGCTCTCAAGCTGGAAGCGGAGATCCAGGCACTCAAGGACAGCTACAAGTTCCTGAGCATCTGGCCTCTGATCGATGCCGGCGAGCTTAGTTCGATCTCTGACGGCATGCTTTCGCAGGACGATCTGAAGCTTAGCGAGGGCCGCATCAGCGAATATATCGATCGACTGGCTGACAAGCTGCCTGCTAGTGTGCGGACCATGGCCAAATACGGTCTGATTGCTCGGGACACGGCGCTGTTCAAGGGGCTGCAGAAGACGGTTGAATACGGGGACTTCCTGGCCAAGGCGATCCTCTACGAGGATCTGGTGGGCAGGCAAAAGAAAACGCCCGAAGCAGCACTGGCCATGATCAACGAGGAATACGTCAATTATGACCGGCTGCCCGGGCGTACCCGTGGTGCGGTGGAGCAACTCGGGTTGGCATGGTTCTGGAACTTCAAGATCCGATCGACCAAGACGGCTCTGTCGATCGTGAGGAACAATCCGGTCCACGCACTGATTGCGATGAACCTGCCTGCTCCTGGCTTCCTGGGTGACGTGGGAAGCCCGCTGACGGACAATATGGTGGCTGTGACGGGTGACGGCAGGGCTGGCTTCTCTATCGGCCTTGAGATGGCCCTGAGGGCGCCTCAGCTGCATCCGCTGGGCAGCGTGCTGTGATCAAAGGAATGTGGGGGACCGGGGTCGCACTTTCGGTCCCCCACACCCTGGCTCCTCGTGGGGGTTCAGGAGCCAGAGGTCAAGCTGCTTGGGCTTCTCGGCGTCTGCGGCGGTTGATGTGCAGGATCGAGAGCTTCATGATGGGGCTATGGTCGAACTGTCCACGCATGACAGCAGCGGTCAGATTGCTATCCATGATGGCAGCAACTTCCTGGCGTGCTTCCACCAGCACCGGGTCAACTCCGATCAGAGCCAATTCAGGGTGAAGCTCGATCGCCCGTTCGCGGAACTCCCGAAGACGAGCAAGCTCGTCGTCGTCGGTCGGCTGCTCAGCAGGGGTTTCTTGGATAGCGGGCTCGTCAACGGGAGCCTTGGTAACAGCAGGGAGATCCTCGACGCTGTAGACCACAGGGAGGAACGAGAATTGTTCTTCGGTGCCGACCCAGGACAGAGTGTGGGCTCGGCCGAAGGTTGGCGGAACGGCTTTAGTCTTTTTGACCAAGTGGCTCGCTGCCAGGCGGTCGATAATGGCGTGCAGCGCGCCATACTGGTCCCAGCCCAGGTGAGCCTTTAGGTCACGGACGCAGGTTTCCGGATTGCTGCGAATGAATTTCGCGATTTCGAGACTGAATTTCGTGGGACGACGCATCATGCGCTCCTTGGTTCTGGAAATGGGTGGGCTCATTCCTCGGTCGAAGGCGAGAAGAGCTTCAGGATCCACCTGACGATCACGAATGCTCCGACGATCATCAGCACGGTTGGGAGGGCGGAAATGATGGCCGGGACGACATACGCCCCGACCACCAGGATGACTGCGATTGACAGCCAGTGTTCTGTTTTCATTGACCCAGGGTTACGCCGCAGCGACATCCGGGTTGTTAGTCGGCTTCTTCAGGTTGGCGAAGATCGACGGCTTGGCCGGTGCAGCTTCGACCTCGGTGTCGGTTGTCGAACCAGCTTGGGTTTCTTCCGTGGCGAACGGCGGTTCGTCAGCTTCGGGTTCAGTTGCCGGTGCTTCTTCGGTCTCCGTGTTGGCAGCCGGAGCAGTGCGAGCAGCGGTCACCTTGGCAGCGACACCGGCATTGCGACGGGTCGGAGCCGGTGCAGGAGCGGCGATGGGCTCATCCGTGATGGACAGCTCGGCCGTGAAGCCCTGGTCACCACGGGTGGCCTTCATTTCGATCGTCACGGCCTTGCCTTCGACGACGAGACCGCGGCTGTTGAGGTAGAAGCGGAGAGCGTCTTCGATCTCCGACTGGATCAGGATAACCTGCATTTCAAAGTCCTTCGAAAATCCGCATGAGGTTGCGGAACATGGGGGTGTTCACACCTGCATGGATCGCTGCGATGGCGTCTGCGAGGTGTTCAGCTTTCTGTGCCACCTGCCCCCGGTGAAGGGGCCAGTTGGCGTCGGGATAGAACTCCATCGCCTTGGCGATCATGAGCTCTTTGCTGGCGAGCTTATTTTCGGCGAGGGCTTGCTTGCACTCGCTGGGGGTCACCTCGACCAGGGGAATGCCTTCCGAGACGATAGCTCCCAGGATCCCCACGCACATGCCGTAGCTGGCCATCGCTCTTGCGGATTGAGATCCGACGGGCACTTCGACGAAGACAACCTTCGCCTTGCGTGCCTCAGCGATAACGACCGATGCCAGCTGTTGCGTGAGGTGGAGATCCTTGGAGTTCTTCCTCACCTGCTTCCCCTTCTCATCCTTGGGTGCAACCAAGGTGAGCCGGGGGGTGTCGAGGACCCCCGTGCTGAGGTCTAACTCGGAAGGAGCGAGGCCCCAGTTTCGCATACTGGGGTCCATGCCAAGCACGGGGATCTTCATGGCTCAGGCCTCCTCAGGCGGCTTTCTTGTTGCCGAAGAGGCTCTTGCTGGCAGGCTTGGCACCGCCCTGCTGGGGCGGCTGACCGGGACGGCCCGACTGAGCAGCACCAGCACCGTCCTTGACCTTGCGGTTGTCCTTCTGCTTGCCCTTGTTCTTCTCGAGCCAGGCAGTGTGGAAGGTGCCTTCCTCGGCACCAGCGGTCGCTTCGGGGACGGTCATCATCGTCTCGGTGTTGAACACCTTGTCGATCGTGTTGACCTCGCGGGTCTCGGCCGTCTCGACATAGGCACCGCTGGCGTCCTTCTCGCTCTTGTTTTCGAGCACGTTGAGGATCGCCACGCTGACGGTCTTGCCGATCAGATCGATCAGGACCGGGACCTTGGTCGGGACATCCTTCTTCAGTTCGGCGTCATAGATCATGACAGCCTTTTCCTCGGTCGGCTGTTCCGACAGGGGGATGCCAGTGGCGCAGAGGCACAGGTCGTTGATGGTGATAAAGCCGGGCAGCGGAGCCTTCTTGTCATTCTTCGTGACATAGTAGTTATTGCCGTCGCGGGTGGTCATGTAGACCGTCTCGCGGTATTCACGGCCGCCGAGGTCGAGGTTGACCACGACACCCTGGGCACCGCCCGAGCTGGAGATGGCATAAACCAGCTTGATGGGGCCGGTGTAGATGTCGCTGGCCAGGGGGCTGAAGCCGCCCAGGCGATCGGTTGCTTCTTCCAGACCTTCGGTGGTCAGGCTTCCAAAGAGTGCATTCATTTTTTGGGCTTTCATTCTGGGTTTTTGATGCTTTTTTCGAGATATTTTTCGTGTGTTTTTCGTCTCTTGAAAGCGGTTGCTGGCAGTTTTTTACAGGGTCTGCCAACCTGATCCCCTCGACGGATTTGCGCCCCGTTGAGAGGGAATGGGGTTACTCGTCGTAGAACCTGTGCAGGTGATCCAGGAGCAGCTGGGCATCGTTGTCCATGTAGGTCTGCTTCCGACTGAACATGCCCATGGGCGAACGGATACGAGTGCCGATCGATTCCTTGGTCAGGCGCGTCTGGAAAACGTGCTTGAAGCCGAGATCCTCATCGTCTTCGGTGACGGTGAGCAGATCGGGGTCGGCGTCCTTGAGATCCTTCAGGGGGATCTTGGTCGCCTCGACGACGGTCGAGAAATAGGCTTCCAGTCCCTGGTTCTTCAGGGAGCCCTTGATGGGCACGGAACGCTTCATCGACAGCGAGCTCTCGTCATACTGTTCGAGGACGTGAGCCAGGATGATGACGGGCTTGCCAAACTGGACCAGCTTCTGCTGGATCAGGCGCTTCCAGAACTGGGCATAATTGCTCCAGCCCTTCATGGTGTCAGCGGTCCCGAGCACATACTGGCTCTCGAACATATCCATCATGAAGGTGGCGGTATCGATGATCAGGCCATCGACGTCATCGGGATTGTTGATCGCCTCGTCGACGAACTCATAGACCTGCCAGGGGTCATCGACACGGGCGTTGATGAACTTGTTCTTGAAAGGCAGGCGCTTGCCGGCCTCGCAGTTGATGTAGATCCAGCGTTCCTGGTTCCTGATGTTGCGGAGCGAGGCGGATTTGCCCGCACCGGAGACGCCGCCGATCAAGACCATCTGGTCGTTGAACTCGATCTGCTCCTCGTCTTCCATGGGGGCTTCGATTGTGTCGGTCACTGGGTATTCTCCTGGAAATTCGGTTGGCAGTGGCGGTCCTCGAACCAAGAAAAGGACTGCCACTGCCTAGATGTGCGTGATCAGGCGGCCTCTCGCTCGACGAAGCGTTTGGCCACCGTGACCAGCACGGTGCTGTCGATCTCTGCTTTGGGCAGAGGCTCTTTCAGCTTTTTGTTGAAGGTGTGGACACGGTTGCTGACCTCGGTCAGCTGCATGCCCCCGTCCATAAGAGCCAAGGCGAACTTGATCATATGGTTGTTGCGGTTGCCTGAGGCCATTCGCTGGGCGAACCAGCGCTCGAGGTTATCGAGCGACTGGAGCTCCTTGTTGGCCTGCAGGAATTGCTCGTTCTTGTTCGTCCGGGGGATGAACGGCAGAGCATCCACCATCTGCCCCTCGTTGTAGTGGTGGGTTCCACCTTCGAAGGACTGCCACTTCTTCGACCGCTGGTTGGCGGCCGCATCGGAGTCGAACGGCAGCCAGGCCATGAAGGAGTTCATGAACTCCTTGTAGTCCTCGCTGTCGAGCTCCAGCGTGTAGTTGATGGGCATGATCAGGCGGAACCTGTTCTCCTCATCAGTGTGGCGCTTGGTGGTGTAGGTCATGAAGGTGTAATCCTTCATGAGCTCGTGGACCGTATCGAGCGTGACACCGCCGTCGATGTCGATCACGACCAGGTTGAAGCCTGGGATGATCTTGTCTTCGGCACGGTGCCCACCTTCGGCCCAGTGGTTGATCCAGTGAAGCCCAGGAGCCTGGGTCAGCACATGGAGCTGGTCGAAAGGTGCAAGCTCGCCCTCATAATTGTAGGCGAAGTTGTCGCTGTAGGCGATCCGCAGCTTGTCGAGCGAGGTCTCCTTCAGGGTTTCCCCCGAGAAGAACTCGATCCCGTCGATGAACCGCTTCTTCAGGATGATGTGCTGCTTGTAGCCATAGGCCTGAGCCAGGGTGATCATCTCGCTGCGAGCAGACTGACCCGTCTTGTAGAAGGGCAGCTCCTCGTGAAGATCAGCATGCGTCAGCTCACGATCGCAGCCGGCGATGAACCGGGCGAGCTTTGCGTAAGCTGGCTCACGCTTGACGATCTTCTCAGCAAAAGCCTGACCGGACTCTTCCACCACCTTGATGGCGGAGTACAGGTGATCGAGCTCCAGGGTGCTGGACTGGTCGATAAAGGCATAAGCCCCTGCCAGCTTCAGCGCCTTGTAATAGCGGTGGGAGAGCTCGGCCTTCTCGGTATCCTTGTGGGTATCGAGGGCGTCTGCAGCCCGCTCACAGTCGATCTTGTACCGCAGCAGCTCGATCGCCACTGGATCTTCGAGCTGGATCTGCCACCCAAATAGCGCCGGATCGGCAAGGTTCTCGAAGTGGTCGTTCCAGGCATCCAGAGTGGCGCTGTTCTGCTTGGTGGTCAGGTCGGCATAGATCTCCTCGGGGGTCTTCGAATAGTATGCCTTCCGGTTCGGCTCACCAAAACCGAAGATACAGCGGCGAGCATAGCCGATCTTGAGGAACTGGTAGAACTGATCTTCGGTCTGGCTCCCGTCGAAGATCCTGTCGGGCGAGCCAAACAGGAGCATGTTCGTCGGGGTCTTGCCGTCGATTTCCTCGGTGCGCTTGTTGTCGGCCGACTCCTTGATCAGCTTGCCCTTGATGCGGCCCTGGTCATAGAGTTCCAGGAACACATTGAGGACTTCTGTGTTTGCTACCAGGTTAGAGCCGATCTCGTCGATTTGGAGGTTGATTGCCCCCGCACCGGAGAGTAACAGCTTGTGACGCAGCTGCTTGACCGCAGGAGAAGTTCCTTCAGAAAACGTGTAGAGGTGGTGTCCGGCAGACCTGAACTCTTTCTGCGCTTTCTCGAACTCCTCCTGCTGGTCAGTACCGTCCCGAACAGCCCGCCGATTGGCGATCTTCATCAGGTTCTGCTCAGCCAGATAGTTGAATGTGTCGTCCATGAACCGGCGCTTGAAGCCGTTCATGACTTGCTCTTCCATGATGGCCACGGAATGGCCCTTGCCGAAGCCTGAGGTCGCAACACCAATGGAATAGATGTTGACGGGCACAGGACCGCGGTCCTTGGTCAGGACAGTGACGCCCATGTTGGCGGCCATCATACCAAGGAAATAGGCGACCTGAGCCTGATAGAAGCTCCGATCGGTATTCATGGTCTGCTTGCAAAGAGTATCCACGATCTCCTGCATGGCGGGGTGGTGTGGAACCTTGGAAAAGTCCATCATTTGTAGCGATCCTTTTGGGTGCAGGCGTCGAAGGCCGGACAATAGTCGCAGCGCTTGGGAGCACCTGGGACCTCGATGACGACGCCCTGCCCGCCCTGATCATTTAGGTGGGCATAGGCTTCAGCAGCGGAGTCGAAGTTTTTGGTGGAGCGGCCGTCGGTCTTCGCCGGGTTCTTGTAATATTTGAACTTCGGGTCAGACTGCCACAGCTCCTCGGGGGTGCACTCGGGCAGCTCGTGCTCGGGCACCTTGCGGAATTTCTCGATCAGCCGGATCTTCTCGCGGATCCAGGCTTCGACCTCATCGGTCGACAGGAGCTGGATCTGCTTCTGCTCAACACGGCGCTGAGGATAGGCCTTGTTGGTGATCGCATCGATCTTCTTCCAGTCGGTGAAGACGAAGTTGATGTTGCCATAATCCTCGGTGATCCGGGGACGGAAACGGGTTTCCGGCGACAGGCTGATGTCCGAGTTGCCCTGGGCATCGAGCCAGCGGTAGATCGACATCTGCAGCTGGAAGTCGCTGGTCTTGCCGCCAGAGACCCAGCTGTAGGCCGAGGTGCTCTTGGTGTCGTTGACGATGCCGTCGGTGATGGCATCGAACTTCCCGCCGATGATGTAATTGCCGAAGCGACGGAACATCCGCTGTTCCAGATAGACCGGAATGGGGTCCTTCATGGCATCGAGCTGAGCGTCGGTCGGGTTGATGAGAACCCGATCGATGACGCCCTCAGGGTAGCCGAGCTTGGCAAGATTGCGGCGATAGCCCTTGAGCCAGGCTTTCTCCATGGAGTCATGGATGGCGTGGCCATAGGCGCTGGCGATGAGATCGGCGACGTCCAGAGGGATCTTCTGGCTCGGGTGGATACGGCTCGGCAGCAGGATATGCCGCAGGGGCTTCATCAGGCCGGTGACGGAGATGTAGTCGGGCTGGTCGATGTGGTCGTATTCATCGTGGACAAGCCAGACAGCGAGAGCGAGCGGAATACCGCTTGTATTGGTGATGGTCATGGTTCATTCCTGGGTTTCGCGTATGGGGCTGCCAGACCGTTGGCCCGGTCACAGCAGCCCCGAGGACTTAATGGTCCCGGAGGGGGAGCTCGAGTTGGTCCTCGTGCTCTTCCCGCTCCATAAGGATGCTAGGCATAGCGATGTCCTCTCACGCAATGGCGCAGAGCGAGGCTCTCTCTCCAGACAGCGCCGATGAACAGGAGGCGGATTCCTCCTGTCCCCAGAGAGCTTGGTGTCTGATCAGTTGAGCTGGGAGAGGTCGTAGGGCGGCCGTTCCTGGAGCTTGGTGCCTTCGGGCTGCTTCTGGAACTCGGCCTGGCTCATGTGGCCCAGGTAGACGACGTTCACGAGAACGACGTCGGCAACGATGATCGAGGGGTCTTCCATGCGGCCATGGAAGTTGAGCTGCAGAGCCTGCTGGGCACGACCGATGGCGCTGACCGGGAAGGTCTTCTCGTCACGGCTGACGACGGCATTGAGCAGCGTGCTGCCAATGGTTTCAGGCTGATCGTCCGTGGCGGGCTTGGCGAACTTCACCTCGCCGCAGACGAGGTAATAGTGATGCTTCTGGAATTTGGACATGGCTTGGTTCCTGTCTGCAGCCCCTTCCGGGGAGGAAAGGGCTGCTGGTCTAGACATTGGGGGATCTGGGTTTGGGTCTCATGTCGAGAGAAATAGACATTAGCCGGAGAGGCCTGTTCGTCAATCCCTAAATGAGAATAATGGCAGTGTGCATTTATGTAAACACACACTATGTTGACATTTGATAAGACTTAGGCAACCGCGCTCACGATTGCTTCAGTAATATCATCCGCCGTTGCGTCGTTCGCTATTTCAATTTCTTTGCTCCAATCAGGATAGAAGATGGACAGAGCCCCACCAAGCTTCACTTTATCGTGAGCTATATCTGGGTGGTCTTGCCATCTGACGGCTTGAACGAGGTGTTTGTTGGTGTAGAGCACTGGCTCCATGCAATCCCGAATGAGGAAATATCCCGCATCGTGGATCTGAGAGCATGGTCTGATGTCCAGACGGTGTTCACTCTTTCGGACTTTGCCCATGAACTCTGAGCCCGCTCGGGAATTGAGCAGACACCAGCTTTGTCCGAAGGCATTGCCTGCAGATCGGGCTTCTGCTTCTGCTTCGAATGGGGTCTTCCGGTTACCCCGGATGACCTGCTTCAGCAGCGGCGTGCGGACACGAAGGCCAAAGGCCACCGTGACATAGCCGGTCTTGCTCGCCTCCTGGATCTTGTTCCAGATCCATTCGTCGCTGACTTTGTAGAGCTCATGGTAGCGGGTCTCGATCGCGATCGCTTGTTCCTTGTTGAGGCCCGTCTGTTCGACGATCCCTTTCCAGGTGCCACCATAGGTGAGCAGGAAGGTCGGAACCTTGCTCTCCTGCCGTTCGACAGGATAGGCTTTGGCGATCGAGTTGATGCTCACCACCGAGTTGGGATCAATGCCCTCCATGCGATATCCGAAATAGGAGAACGCTCGGAGGCAATGACCATCGTATCCATCCGTGTAGACCTTAAGTTTCTGAGGGTCCTTTGTGGTGAGAGCCGAGATCCTGTCTTCGAGGGAATCGAAGTCCAGCCCCGCAAAAATCCACCCAGGTGGTGCGACGAAGCAGCTCTTTATGAGCTTGCCCAGGGCGAGCTTGCCCTTCTTGATGTACGGCTCCAGTATATGTCCGAACCTGTCGATCATTGCCTGCGAGACCGCCATGAAGATGTTGGACGGCAGGTTCTGCAGGTTGGGATCGGAGCTGCTGAGGCGGCCCGAGATCGTGCCTCCCAGGTTGAAGTTCCCGAACAGATAATGCCATCCATCGGGTCCCTCAAACGCACCCTTGAAAGCCGGGATGAACGAGGTCAGCAGCTTGTTGATGGCCTTGAACTCGATCAGAGCTTCGAGGAACTCCAGCACCTCTGGCTCAGTGGTGTGGTTCTTCAGAGCCTTGAGGGTGTCGCCGTCGGTGGCTGGCAGCTTGGTGTCCGTCCTGGCGATTACGGGCAGACCGAGAACCTCGTAGAGCAGCTTCTGGAGCTGGGGCGGCGAGTTGGGATTGAAGACCTCCTTTCCGTCGGCCGCGGTAACCCGTTTCTTCTTGAGCTCGCTGTTCCGCTTGATTGCCCAGGCCTCGTTGAGCTTGGTGGTGAACTCGGCGATGATGGCTGAGGAGTTCATGACCTGGACCGAGTGGTCCTCATAGGCCTGCAACACCTCTTCAACTTCGAGGACACGATCCATCTTGAGGGGCATGCCGGTCAGCTGCATCTGGATGATGTCCAGCGTGGCAGGCTTGAAGACCGTCTCGTAAATGTCGAGCTGCTGATCGGCCACCATGGTATCCCAGTGCTTGTCCAGGGTGAACCAGGTGGAGAGACCATCGACCAGATTGTATTCCAGCAGTTTCGGCAGCGGAATGTTGGTGATGTCCTTGATGTCATCCTGCGCCCAGTTGCCGGAGAACTCCTGCGCCTGGGTTTTGAGGCTGAGATCGTTGCCCGCCGTGCTGTTGGTGGCGAGATAGGTGATCAGCTTGGTGCAGTCCCAGTTCCTGAGCATGACCTCCATGCCTTCCAGTAGCCCCTCGGTGTCGAGGATGTGGTCCATGAAGAGCTGGTAGATCAGGATGTAGACGTCGAAGCTGATCGAGTGATAGATCGCCTTCTGAGTGAACGCCTCGAAGAAAGCCTTCAGCAGCGCCCTCACCGGCTCGTTGCGGACCTGGCGGCCGAACGGAGCTTCGGTGGCTCCAGCGATGGGCTCATAGTCCACCGCGAAGGCAATCCCTTCGTGCTGGTTCCAGCACATGGTAATGGTGCCGATCCCTGCTGTCGGGTGTTTCAGGCTGAAGGTCTCGATGTCGATCGTCAGAGGCGTGTCGAGATCGAGCAGCTTTTGCAGCCAGGCATGGATCTCCTCGTAGGTCTGGGGATATTCAGCGAACCGGATGATCCCTTTCCCTGGCTCCTGGTAGCAGCCGACACGGTGAGCTGTGAGGGCCTGCATACCCTGCTGGATCTGCTGGGTGATCTTGTCCGGATCGTAAAAGATCGATCGGTAATTGGGCACGTACACGACCTTGAAATCCCCGAACGGGGAGTCGAGCACGTAGCCCATGTTCGGCTCGACCTTGCGGACGCCGGCCAGGACTTTGAAATAGTCACCTTGGGCACAGAGGACATACTTCACGCCCATGTCAGTGAGGACAGGAGCAAGCTCCTCCTCTACATAGGCCTTCATCTCGCCGACCGGGGTCTTCTTCTTGTCGGGCGACATGAAGAGGTCGATCACGAGAACGTCATCCGGGTTTACAGCCCCGTCGGATAAATAGGCTTTCTGGATCTCCTTCGTCATGATGGTGGGAGTGAGCAGAGCAACCTCGTAGCTGCTCTTCTCTTCCGAGCTGTAATAGGCGTACTTCATCAGATTTCCTCAGTAAATCAGGCGGGTAGCGGAATAGGCTTCCATCTTCTCTTTGGTCTTCTCGAACTGGATCCAGGCAGGAGAACCAGGCTCCAGACAGAATCCCTCTTCGCCGGTTCGCTCCAATCCCTTGAAGATTTCAAGGGCCGGGATCACACACTCGGGAAGAGAATTCCTGAGAGCGAGGAGGTCGGGTTCGACGGCTTTTACAAGGCCGACAATTCCCTGCCGGATGGCCTTGCGGTCTTCCAGGAGCAGGGCATGATCAGCCAGGAGTTCCTGCATCTCTCCCTTGAGCGAGAGATGCAGGCCCCTCAAAGGTTGCCCGCGAACAGGGCAATCCGGATGCCGGTAGGCAACCCCATCGTAGAGGAATCCCCAGCGCCTCTGGCCCTCGGTCTTCTCCATGATGTTGTCATGCTTGAGGACCAGGGCGTAGACCCGCTTGAGCCAGTGTTCGCTCTCATGGACGAACAGGTAGCGATCAATGGCACCGGTTACGACGTCCACGAATGCGTTCCTGGCTCTCTGGGCAGTCATGTTGACAGGCGGCATGGGGGTTCTCCTAGTGGATCAGCCCGCCAAAGCGTGGAGCCAGGTCTCCGAAAAGGAAGACCCGCTCCCTGGCTCTCGAGAAAGCCACGTAGAGCATACGAGCTGCTTGGTTGGGGTTGGTACAGGTGCTGATGTTGCCGAGGTCGATGACCGCGGTTTCGTAGGTCGAGCCCTGGGCCTTGTAGACCGTGCCTGCGTCGAGGGGACGGAGGTCCGGATAACCCTGCTTCAGGTGGAAGTGGGTCGGCCAGTCCTGCTTCTTGGCGAAATACTGGATGCAGGCACGAAGGTGGTCCATGTCCATGGCAATGGGCACGTTCGTGTGAGTACCGCCGCTGGCAGTGGCGATCGTTGCAAGCCGGTAATCTAGGGTCACGCCATCCGGCAGCTGGGCGGTCTTGATGCCGGTGTCATAGGACAGGATCTTAACCCCTGCCTCGACCGAGAGCAGGCCATTGCGAAGCTGGACAGCGTTGTTGTTGACCAGGAACTCGTTGGTGGTGAGTTCAGCCGGCAGGTTGCGGATCTGCCGGATATAGTCGTTGAATAGGCTCACCCGCTCGTTGGTGTAAGCCAGGATGCGGTGATCACGGGTCGGCGAAGAGAAGTTGTGGTCGAGGACCGCCTGCAGATCTTCATCGTCGCAGTGATCGATGACGCCGGGGACGATCTTGATCGGCTTGAAGATGCCGGTCTCGACGGTCTCACGGAGCTGGTTGCAGACCTCCATCAGGGCTGTCTGGTTCGAGTTCCGCATCTGCTGCTTGAGCTCGACGAAGGGCTTGTTGCCCAGGAACACAGGCGAGATCCTTTCCATGACGGGAGCCAGCTGGCAGTGATCACCAACATAGACGATCTTGCAGTTCAGGGTGCCCTGGTGGATCATGTTGTAGAGACCGCTGTCGATCATCGAACATTCGTCGACGAACAGGATCTTGTTCTCGTGGACCTTGAAATCCTTGCGCTTGGCGAGCTTGGATTTTCCGGTGTTGTAGTCCTCGCGGACGTTGAGCCGGAGGAAGGATGCCAGTGTCTGGGAAGGCCGCTGAGTGGCAACAGCCAGCACTTCGGCCGCCTTGTTGGTGGTCGCCGTCATGTGAACTTCGTCATAGACAGGCGGCATGCCCATCAGCTGGCAGGTCTGCTGGTAGCGGGGCATGATGTCATCGATCATCAGGCTCATGGTGAACGTCTTGCCGACGCCACCCGGGCCAGACATGATCATCTCTTTCTCATTCGAGAAGAGGAAGTTGAAGAACATGTCGGCAGCTGCCTGCTGGTCTTCGTTGGGCGCAGGCTTCTTGGCCTGGCGAGCAGAGATGCTCGACGTGATCTGGTTCATGGGTTTTTCCGTTATGCTGCTGGGGCTGCGTCCCCCCAGAAAAGAGGGGACGCATCCATGGAGATCAGGCAATCTTGGTCTTGATCACCGCGATTTCCTGCGGGGTGAAGCTGAGCTTCTCCCAGGAAATCTTGACCTTCTGCTTGTGGTTCAGGAGAGCTGCCCACTGCTGCTTCTCGTAGAGAGCACGAGCGGTGGCCTGACGGGGGCCGAGGCCAGCCATCGGGTCCTTCTTCGGCGGAGCGGTCTTGGTCGGAGCCTGGGCAACAGGACGCTGATGCAGGCTTTTGCGAGCGCCCATCTCGTCGATGAACGCCTTCAAGCCCTGATCAGTGATCGTCGGAAAGCCGAGCTTTTCCCAGGTCCTCTTGGTCCTGGCTCGAATGGCCAGCAGATCTTCGGCCGCTTGGGCGCGGACCTTGCTGTGGTTGGCACGGCTCTGCATCGTGTCGATCAGGCTCTGGATGGACTGCGCCTGGGTCATGCTGACCTTCTGCTCGGTGACCTGCTTGCTCAGAGCCGTCGGATCGACAGCCGGAGCAACAGGCTTCTTGGGATCGGAAAGGTCGATGGCTTCAGCTTCCTGGCTCGGCATTGCCACGGTGACGTCGGCTGCATTGGGGATGGACAGCGCTTTGGTCTCGAAAGACCCGCCCATTGCGGAGGTGATACGCACCTCCTCGATCGGCGGAGCGTGATGGCCGGCAATAGCCGCTGCGAGCAGCGTTTTGCCTTCAGGATGGTCGGTCATGGGTTTGCCTTGCTTGAGGCTCAGGAACATGTCGTCCGTGAGCTCGAAGATGATGTGGTAGCCAGCGACCCGCATTTTGTCGGGCTCGTTGTGGGGCACTGCGATGACGTCTTCGGGTGCAACCTTGCCAAGGGTGCATGCCGTGCCGGGGAAGGTGCGGAGATAGCCACGACGAGCGACATGGAGACCGGTGGAGCACTGGGTCCGACGGCTCGGGTCAATCAGCTTTTCGTCCATGCAGACGAAGCTGCCGACCCGCTGCACCACCCTGTTGGTGTGGCAGTCGACATAGGTGTGTTCACCGCGGCGGTTGAGCACCTTGTAGATGATGATTGAACCATCTTCAGCGATCGGCAGATCAGCCCGTTCCAGGAAGTGCATGAGCTCCTGGGCAGTGTGCTGACGCTTGGATGCGACGGTCGCCATACGAGCAAAGAATGCTTCCAGAGCCTTGGGCGAGCCCAATTTGTTGGCGTGGGCGATCTGGCGCTGCAATTTCTCTGCCCCCACAATGGGGGTATCGTTGACGACGGCAACGACGGTCTGGTCTTTGTCCAGCTCATCGTTGGTCATCGGCTCGGCATGGGCCATGATGTCAGCCAGAGCGGCATCGATCTTGGCCCGCTGGTCCGGGACAGCGCCCATGGCGATATTGGGCACCATGGGGGCTTCCTCTGCGGGCTCGTCTTCGGAGCTGAACAGCTCCTTGATCTTGGCCTTCGCCACCCGGAAGAAGCGAACCAGGCCACCGGTGGATTTCTCGAAATCCTGGTAGTTGGTGGTGGGCGGAGTTTCCTCGATTGAGATGTCGACCTCGGCGACCTGACGAGCCAGGAGAGCATCCTTGGACTCGTCGATGATGCGCTGAAGGCGGGGATCGCCCTGCTCGATGCGAGAGGTCTTGCCGTCCTCGTGGTAGAGGGTGAGGCAAACCTTATCGACCACCAGGGCAACGATGCGGAGTTTGGTCATTTCTGGGTTTCCTTGGAATTGCTCGCCACTGCCAGCTTGATCATTTCGATCAGAGCGGGCCTGGTCGTGGGCGAGTAGGGTTCGGGGGAGTGGAGAATGCCGACGAGCGGGTAGATGTCGAAGACATCCATGAGCTTGTTGCAGGACATCCTGATGATGGTGCTCACGAAAGCACTGTCCAGTTTCACCTTCTGGGCAGCGTCCTCGATAGCAGTGCTATCGAAGAACGTTGCCTTGGTCAGAGACCGGGCAATGCTGATGATGTTCCAGTCCTTTTCGGTGAGGTCCTGGACCACTCCGAGGGTAGACTGGAGCTCGGGAATCCTCTCGACGGCGTTCATGAAAAACACGAACACGCGGGGAAGTTTGATGCGGGTGAAATCCCGAGCCAGGTGAGCCCGGATACGAGGGTTGGTCTCATATTCCTTGACGATCAGTTCAATCAGGTGGGCGTTGAGGCTCTTGGCTCCTTTCTTGATGTAGGCCTCTTCCTGGGTCACGCTGATGGTCAGACCGACCTTGTCAGCGAACATGTCCATGATGGCCTTGCTCGCGTCTTCGTTGAGGTAGTCGGTCAGCTCAGTGCCTTCCTTGCCCCGCTTGACGGTTAGAACGAACTCCGGTTTCTCAGACCGGGCTTTGACGCTCTCACTGCATGCGGGATCTTCCGGCATCGAGAAGCTGCGTTTCCAGACGCGGACACCGGACAGAAGGGGCAGGCCCTTCTTGACGTTCCGTTCGGCCCGGATGATGGGCGTAACCACATCCGGTTCTTCCCAGGGTTGAACGATCGTCATGTCGAGGACGGTATACCCCAGGCTCTCGAAGGCTTCTCTGACCTTCGGGGTCTTGGTGTAGGTCCTCGGGACGATGAAGGTGATGACGCCGTGCATGGCAGCATCAATCCCCTCCATTTCAGGGAAGCGCTTGATGCGGTTCCTGATGTCCTCGGGGGTGAAGCCGATAGCTGCAATCTTGCGACATACAGCAATGCCCTGCTCCTGCCAGAAGTTGTCGTGCAGCCGCAGCTGGTCGAACGAATGCTGACAGGGCCGGTAGGAGTCACGCAGCCAGATCGACAGACGCTTGATCGGGAGATCCCGGCTCGAAATCGCGTCCTTCACCGGTTGAATGACCTGGCTCATGAACCAGTAATTCACTGCCGGAGTGGCGGACGTTTTCAGCTTCCTGTCGATCAGAAGAGCATGGCGGAAGGATTTCAGGAGGTCCTTGTCGCCAATCCCCTGGTGCTGCAGAACACGAGCACGCAGGAAGAGCTCGTCATCTGCCATGTTGCCGTAAGTGCCGCCGTGAAGCCTGTAGCGAGCGAGACGCTGAACCAGGTGGTCAGGCTTGAACAGGATCGACCTATTCGGCACCGAGACAGGCATGGGATGCCGGGTATCGAAGACTTGCCACGCCTTCACGGGAGTGTCGAACTCGTTGAAAAAGCTGCGAAAAGCAACGTTGGCTTTATGCTCAAGATTGGCTTCAGCCTGATCGAGGCATTCCGTGATGAGCTTCTTGATCGTGGCGATCGTCATCGGGGTGAGAGACAGACTTTCCCGGCTCGGAGTGATGCTGAGGCTGTCAGCCGGAGCCTGGAAAATGATCGAGAGTCTCTCGTTTCGGCCAGCGACCTTATCGACGAACTTCGACGCACGGTTGAGCTCGGCCTCATACTCGGCAGACCGAGGAACAGGGTAGATCACGTTGCCCAGGCGGATCTGAATCTTGTTGTTGTAATGGAGGGGCACCAGAAGGAAGCCCATCTCGGCCTTCGAGAAGGGATAGGTGTTGAGCTGCTTGCCGTTGAGCTCGACCAGCATTTCGCCGTTGCGGACAACCTCGTGAATGAGACTCTCAAACCGACTGCGGTCCTGGCTGGTCTTCAGGGGTATGTTGACCTCGACGCCGGTCTCTTCCGTGGGGAAGGACGCGATCGGCAAGATGCTGGGCTTGCCGTTCACCTCGGCCGAGGACTTCGACATGTTGTAGATGGTCCGCTCACCATCATGGTAGCTGGTGACCTGGAAGTGGTCGGTGAACGAAAACGGTGCCTTGCAGCCCAGGCCGAAGCCACCGGTCACGAATTTGTTGGCCCGCTTGGTGGAGCCGCCATAGGTGCCGAACAGCGGCTTGATCATGTTCTTGGCGATGCCGTTGCCGAAGTCGCGGAAGATGACGGCTTCGTTGGTCAGGGTGACCTGCAGGGGCACGTTCTGCTTGCCGGCCTCGATGTGAGCATCCCACCCATTGCAGAGGGTCTCACGAACGACAGCCAGAGGCTGGTTCGAGTAGAGAGCGCCGGAGAGGACCATCATGAGGGTGGGGTCGGAGTCGTCGAAGGTGAACTCCATGGCCTCGCCACCGCCGATAACGGCGTGGGTAACGTGGTCTTCGTGATGTGCGACTTTCATGATGGCTTCCTTGGTTCTGGGTTTAGGACGCACAGGGCCAGCCCACCCCCGGAGGGGGTTGGCGGCTCCTGTGCTGTCTGGTCTGATGGTTAGGGGTTAGACAAAGTGGTCGAGGAAGGGCGGCGAGTAGGCCGGCCCCTTCGTAATCTTGCCGTTCTCGTCGAAGATGGGATTGCCCTCTTCGTCGAACTTCGACCAGTTGGATCGATCGACCTCATCGAGTGCCTCCTCGATGTGCAACCCCAGAAAAACCCCCACACCGGTAGCCGTCACGACCTGATCGCAGAGAGAGTCGAGAAACTCCTTGCGGTCATCGGTCATGATCGGAGTGTCAGAGGTTTTCAGGTGCTTGGCCAGGGCCTCCATGGCTTCCTTGGCCTGCTGGCGCATGACCTCGCCGAAGCCGGATGTCGATCGATAGGCGTCGAGCATCTCGGCCACCTCTTCGAAGTGGACGCCCATCTGCACACGGATGTGCTTGGGCAGAGGCTCGGGCCTGGCCTTTCGGAACCAGTTGGCGATGCTGGAAATGGTGTCGTTCATTTGGTCTGGGTTCTTTCAGTTCGGGCGTGCAGCCCGGTATGCGTCGTTGATGAGGCCAGCGATAAAACGCCGAACGTCTCCCCGAATGCCGATCTCGTCGGCAACCCAGTTCACCTGGTTCTCGGGCAGCTGCTCGAAGATCTCCTCCATGAATGATCTGCGAGTATCGTTCGGCTTGATGCCCATGCGGGTCAGCCGGTGAGAGACGCTGGTGTGGTGCATCCCCAGCTTCCGTGCGATGGAAGCCGCGGAGAACCCCAAAGCGTTCATCCGGAGAATCTCCTCCTTGGTGTCGTAGAATTGTTCTGTTTTAGAAGCTGGCATTGTGCGTGTCCCATTATCTTTATCGTTCGATGCAGACGTGCAGGATCGTCCGGAAAAGGTTCCGAAGTTGAGACGATCCTGCGGGATCAGCTAATTTTGCTATGCTGGAAAAGCATGGTCAGTGCTTTCTCCTGGCTCAAGCAGACAGCTTCGGGTCGCGCACCCCAAGGGCACCACCCGAAGTAACAATCGCCAACCAAATACCCTGAGGGGGAGCGGATACTGGGATTGGTGAGACTGTCACCCTTAGCCCCGGCAGAGGCCACGTTCTGTCTACTAAATTGATGTTTGGTCTGGGTTTATGAGAAGTTGGTCGCTTCTATCCTATGATAGGGCAAGCCTGAATCTGGTGGCAAGCACTATTTAGAGGTATGTCGACATTTCGTCTCAAATCTCCAGGAGCTTCCGGTGCTGGATCAGGTAGGAAGTTGCTCTTTCGAGCAAAGCCAGATCGTCTTTGAAGAAGCCCAGGCCGCGGTTACAGGAGCTGCAAAGCATGCCCCTGAAAGTGTGGGTCTGGTGACAATGATCGATCGAAAGCTCTTTCCACCTACCATCTCCAGCAGCCCCACAAAGGTCACAAAGACCGTTATGGGCGAGAAGCTGCTGAATAAGCTCTGGGGTCGCTTTGACGCCGATCCGACGAAGACGGTATCTCAGGCGACCCTCCGGATTGCCGTGATACCTATCGGAGGATTGAGCGTTGAGCTTGTCCTTGTTGGCCTGGCGATAACTCCGCATATACGCCTGATGCTGAGCCAGCTTATCGGGATCCGCATTACGCTTTGCCCTCGCTCTGGCGCATGCTTCGAGCTTCTTAGCAGAAGTTTTGTTAACCCTGGTCACGGTCAAATCTCCAGAGTTTTGCGAAACTGAATCCAGCCCGTGAAGTTCCCGTGGAGGTCAGATCTTGCCCATTCATAGGTTCCGTCTGGACGAGGGTCTAAAGCCTCATCAGGTGTTGCCTGATGCTCTGCAGGTGAGGCATGCAGGGGCTTGGAGCCAACGAGGCGATCGAACAGCTTCAGGTCTTCCTCGACGGTGGTCTGGCGGCCGTCATGGGTCAGGTAGCTGACACGAGCACAGCGAGCGGTGGAGACCTTCTTGAGGATGTCGTTTATCTGGCCAGGCATGGGAACGACACGCATGACGCCGTTCCCGGTAATCCGGTCCTGGGCTGCCTTGACGTCATCGCGGGTGATGTAAGGCAGATGCCAGTCTTCCGGAGCCAGGTGCTGAGGATGGCTGCTGCACAGAGCGTTGAGCATTTCCAGAGCCAGGACCTTCATCTCAGGCTGGGCATCGGGGTGAGCACGCAGCTCGAAGAAGTTCTCCCAGTCCGTCGCCGTGACGACGACGTTGATGTGTGCCCATGGTTCGAGGATGCGATTGGCAATCTGCTTGTGGAGACCGAGACGAACCATCTCTTCTGCAGCTCTGATGCAGCAATCGAGAGCATCGTGCCACTCTGCGTTGGCATATGCCAGGTCATCTGCGGTGAGTTCAGCTCCAGCCTGCATCCCAGGCTTATTGCTGCCCCAGAAGACAGGCATGGCAGGATCCCGGCGAAGATCTTCGATCATTCGTTCGACAGGGATAGCTCGACTGGAGCTTGCGTTCCGCGAAAAGACCCTGTGTGTCATAAACTCCGCATGGATGAACCTCGGGTAGCGTAGCTGCATGGTTGTGAGGCGGATTCCAGCAGGTGAGATGCTGTCCGCGATCACTTTGGCATAGATTGTCATGGGTCTGTGTCTTTCTGGGTTTGTGAAGTCCGAGACACTCTGGAGAGAGCCTCGGTTGGTCGACTTCAAGGGGGTCAGATGGTGCACTCACGGTTTACAGTGTTAGGGTAAACCTGAGGAAAGCTGGGGGTTTGCTGGGGATATGGTTTACAAGAAAATCCTTATTTTTCAATGATACGCAAGGAATCATAATCCGTAGGTCGGGGGTTCAAGTCCCTCCTCCGCTACCAAAAAATCCCGGTAAAACAAAGGTTTAGAGGAGCGGCAAATTTCAGATGAAACCAAAGTTTACACGCCTTTGTAAACTTTTCCGCGCTGGGTCTTCTGGCCCATGCCGCGCATCTTTTGCGCCAAGTGCATGATGACCCGTGCGTTATCGACATATCTGAGCCGTACAGCGGACACTTTCTCCGAACTCCAACCAAGAATCTTGGCGATGTCATCGTCGTTGAGGCCGTTCTGCACCAGCTTAGTGGCGAAAGTGCCACGAAGGTCGTGAAGAACACGATCGAACCCTGGCGGAAACGATTTCCGGAGCATGCAAGACAGCCCTTGCTTGGTCCAAGCGAACCCGCGGCTGTTTTTCAGCACGGTTCCGGTCTGCTCTCTGCCCTTCAACCATGCCCTGAGTTCAGGGAGCATGGGGATGATGGCCTCTGTTCCTCGCTTCTCGGTGCGTTCGACCCAGACAAAATTCTGGTCGAGGTTCACATTACCCCACTCAAGCTTGACCAGATCTCCGAGACGGAGACCGGTGAGGCTGGCGAGAACGATGGCGTCCATGACGTGCGTCGGGATCTTGGCATTGTGAATGGCGTCCCAGTGACGCTCCTCCCAGATCTCGTCGGCCTTGTTGACGCGGTGGAGCTTGGAGATGCCGTCGGCACAGTTGTGGTCGACCATGGCGTTCTCCCTGCCCCAGTTGAGCAGGGTGCTCATCATGACGACACCCTTGTCGGCCGAGCGGGGTTGGTCCCTCCACTGGTTCCGCCAGCCGTGGACCTTGCCTCGCATCTTGGCATCGTTGAAGAGCTCAAGGGGCATCTTCCCGAAGTGCTCGTCGATCCGGTTGAGCCAGAGACGGTAGTCCTTTTTGGTGGCCGGCTTCAGCCGACCAAACTCGGGGCTGTCCTGGTAGGCTGTAATGAGGGCACTCATTCTGACGGTCTTCTCGTCTCGATCTTTGTTCATGGCCGCGAGCTGCTTGGCGAGCAGCTTTTGGGTGATAACGGGGGGGACGTGATCATCCGTCTGGATGAGTGGTCCCCCCCGCCAGGCATACGAATAGTACCGATCGCCCCATCTGAGGCGTTTGCGGACAATGTGTATCCCTATCACGACCTTAGTCCTGCGCCGCGAAGTAGGCATCGAATCTGTCCCGTAGCGTGGTCTCCTTGGCTGCCGGGGGCAGCTGCGGAGATGGTAAGCATGAAACAGTGACTCCATCTTCCCGGATGTCAACGGAGTTGGGCATGAAGCCGTATTCCCGCTTGAGCATGTCGAGGATGGATCGCACCTCGGTTAGAGGCACGGTACGCCGCTTTGTAGTCACGAATCCTCCCTTGGTCCCGTGAAGCTGAGCCTGACCTGCTCAGCCGCACAGAGATGATTCTGTTGATGGTCATGGTTTGGCACCGAAGTGCCTGGTCTGGGTTTTTACGGTGCTCTGTAAGGGGGGGCGAGCACTGTGAGAGGGCATATCCCGGATGGTTTCCAACATGTCAACATAGCCTGAAAAGATAACATCGAGCCCCTTCGGGTAAACTTAACATCGGTTGTTTTTGGGTAAGCCCTCCTGTCCGATATGCTGCTGCATGTTGCTGCAGGTTCGAGCTATGAGATGGCATTGGTAAACCAGAGGTAACGCATCCCAGACGTCTGATAACCAAATGAAAATGCGCTGTTTTACCGTGACATCTTCAAATTGGGTCTTATCTGGGAGTGAAATGCCCGAAGGTGTTTCCACAGGATTATTCGATCCATTTTGGTTGTTGTTTGCCGCCTGCAGGAGGTCATAAAACTCCTGCAGTGTGGCCTGGAGGCCACTCTTATCGACCGGAATTTCGATCTTGTCGAAGTCCGGATTGATCTTGGCTGCGTCTGCCTGGGTGGTGAGGACGTGGATTCGCTGCCCATCGTTTGCGGTGTAGAAGATCATGCCTGGTTCCTCAGCTGGCGAGTTGCCTCGCGTCTGCGTTCGACATTGGCGTTGTTGGCCTCAAGGAGGCCTCGGACACGCCACTCGAGAAACTGGATTCGATCCTTGAGCTTCTCTTGATTGGGCGGAGGTGAGCCAGGGAGAACCCTGACAGTCACCCCACCTTCGAACAGGATCTCGGCCGCCTGTCTCATGCTCTCTCCCCATCGGGGATCGTCATGGTCGAATGGATAGACCACCACGCAGCTGATCCCAGCCTGAACGATGTCGCCTGCACAGTTCGCACAAGGGAACCAGGGAATATACATGGTGCATCCCCTGGTGCTGGCTCCCATGCGTGCTGCATTGAGGATAGCATTCTCCTCGGCATGCTTGGTGAAGGCGTATTTGGTCGGCCTGGCGTGGCGCGATTCGATTGTGTCATCCACGCCCCTGGGGAAGCCGTTCCAGCCTGAGCTGACCTGCTCCTGGTCAGGGCCGACGATGACAGCACCAACCTGCCGGCCACGGTCCTTGGACCATTCGGCATAGTGCAGGGCGAGCGACATCCATCGCTCGTCCCACATGCGCTGCTTCGAGGCGATCATGATGCCTCCCCGAAATACAGCTTCCGGCAGGTCTTGCAGGTGACTTTGCCGAAATTTTCCTGGGAGGCGAAATAGTAGCTGCCTTCCAGGGGCTGACCACAAAGGGTGGTTGTGGGGTTGACTCGGTTACGGTCGGCGATGTGGCGAGCCTTGCTGTCGTCGAGCAGGGTATCGATTGCGGGCATGGTCAGCTCCTGACGTAGATGAGCTTGCCGAAGGGCACGCTCTGTCCCTTCTGGGTGCAGGCCCAGATGATGGGAACATTGACGGGAAGCGGCTGCATCGGGGCGACATAGAGATCGCTGAAGATGACGGCCGCGGTGGGCTTGTGCTCGACGATGTGAGCATGGACGCAGCGAAGGCAGGTGCCTCCCCTGCCCACGACCACGATCTTTTCGAAGCGATCGTCCTCGTAGAAGACGTCCTCCTTCTGGATCTGGGTGTCGAACTGGACCAGGGTGAGCTTCTTCGGGTTGAACTGTTCCTTGATGAATTTCACCTCGGAGTTGAACCGGAGAACCTCCTGGTCGGTGATCGAGCCGGACACATCGAGGTAGTAGATGAGGTGCTCAAGGCGACCTTCGTCCTCGAATCGGGACGGCAGATACATGTCGTCATGGGCGAATCGGCGGTTGGGCCTGCGCCAGGTGAAGTCCTCATCGACCAGATCGGTGAAGAAGGCCTTGAGCTCCGCTTCCCAGGGGATGATCGGAGCCAGGAATTTCTCGACAATCTGCTCGATGTTGCCCGGCAAAGTGCCAGGCTTCTGCCCGGCAAGCTTAGCCTGGTGAATGGCTCGGACCACGTTGTTGACGGCCGCTGTGGCTGTCTCCTTGGACATGGGGATCATGTCGCCGAGCTGATCGGTATCATTGGGGTTGGGCTGCCCTGCTGCTCCCTGGTTCCCGACATCGCCGCCTGAACCATTGGGTGTGCAGGGTCCAGGCCCCCAGCTGGGCTTGGGCGGTTTCTGGTATTGCTGGATGAGGATGTCGTAGATGTCTTCCTCGGCCTGCAGTCCGTATTGCTGGTCCTTCCAGCAGTTTTCGACGCTGGTGAATTTGAATCCGTCCTGTTCGAGGCCGTTGTTGATCCGGAGATCGCAGGCGAAGTTCCAGATCAGGGGATCCCGGCTTTCACGCCGAACCTGGTGCAGCAGGGCTGCATGCCAGAGTTCGTGCATGAGGACGGTCTCCCGACCATCAGGGTGGATTTCCATGAACCAGTCGGGGTTCCACCAGAAGGTGACGCCGTCGGTTGCTGCCGTGGGAATATCCCGGCTCCAGATGAAGTCCATGGACGACATGATGGAGCCAAGGAAGGCAGCGTTCTGGCCCAGGAAGACCTTGGTCTTGGTCCGATCGAGCTCACGGGTGATCGTGAACTCGTCGTAACCTAGCTCCTGCACCTGCTTGGGTGCAGCGGGGTGTTGGTTGCTCATAGAGCCTCCTCAGCCGTTGATGTAGCGGGACAGGGCGATCATCGCCTTGGCGAAGGACGGGTGACGCTTCAGCTTCTCGTTGCGGAGAATGACCGAACGGAAGAAGACGATCTTGAAGGTGAGATCGAAGCGGTCGATGTAGGTCGCCACGTCCTCGAAAGCCTCTTCAGTGACGATGTCCATCAGGTGCGAGACGACAGCCCATTTGGTGGCGTTGTCCTGGGGAACCGGGCACTTTTCCGGGTCCTTGCGGATGTCGGCAATGCTGACCATCGAGGCGTAGATCTTGGTGAACTGGACGAACTCGACAGCCACGCCGGAGGTGAGAGCACCGGCATAGAGGCTGATCTTGTCGTCCCTGACCTCTTTGCCCTTGATTAGCTTGTTCATGAACTCCCAGGTCCGGGGGCAGCAGAAGGTCTTCTCCTGGTGGTCGGGCCGGAAGTCCATCAGCAGGCTGGGCTTGAAGCTCAGGAAGCCGATGATCCGCGGATCGAAGTTCTGGGCCAGGGCGACGTCTTCACGCCACTCCTCGAAGTTGATCTCCATCTCGATGTGGATGAGCCGGCTCTGCATGGCAGTGCTGAGGCTGGTCGTGATCGCCTTGTCCGTCGACAGGTTGCCGGCAAGGACGACACCGACGTCTTCGTGCAGGTCGAACTGGCCGACCTTGCGATCGAGCACGAGCTTGTAGGCGGCCGCCTGCACGCTCTTGGGTGCCGAGTTGAACTCGTCGAGGAACAGGCCCCAGCCATTGCTGCCCTTGGGCTTCTCACGGCCAGCGAGCGGGAACAGATCGGCGAACGGGGCGAAGCGAGCTTCACCATTCTCGTCGAACCGGGGAAGCCCGGTCAGGTCTTCCGGTGCCGAGGTGGACAGCCGGTGGTCGATCATGTCGAGGCCGAACTCGTCGAAGATCGAACGGACGATCGAGCTCTTGCCGACGCCGGGCGATCCCTGGACGAAGGGAACCAGGCCCGCCATCAGGCAATCGACGATGTGCGAGCGGGTCTGACGGGGCGTGCAGCGATACAGGTTGGTCGTGTCGGTCATTGGTCTGGGTTTCCTTGGTTCTGGGTTCAGGAGAGTGCGTAATCGGCGGCCAGGATGTCCTGGGCCAGGGTGTCATCGAGCTTTCCAAGGCTGATGGGTTTGCCCAGCAGCTGGCTGACGATGTTGTCGAGCAGGTTGCTCTTGGCGATCAGGTGCAGCTGCAGGTTGTATTGGCGGCGCAGGTCGTTGCCGTAGTTGGGGTGGCAGCGGAAGCAGTCGTGGACGGTGACCACCTTGAAGGGCTTCACAGGGAGAGACTGGATCAGGTCTTCGATCACCCCTTGGTCAACATGACCGAGGTTGTCGGGGTTGAGGTGATCCATGATCCGAGCGGACAGGTAACCTGTGCTTTGATAATGGTTCCAGAGAACCGCAACGAGCCGATCATCCACGGTTTTGGTGGCCTTACCGTAGATCTCGTTTTCAGCCATCAGGAGGTCCCAAAGGACCTTGACTTTAACGGGATCATAATCGCACCGGCGGCCCATCTCACGGACGATCATGCCGTCGATCGAGTGGACGACATTCGCTCCCAGAGCACGGCCGCCTTCGACAGGTGCATTGATTTTGCGGGTGATCTCGATCGGCTGATTGAGAACGTGCACAGTCTCCTTGACGGTATCCATGACCGGCGTGCGGACCTGGAAGTTGTCGGGCAGCACCCAGTCGTGGCTCAGGGTGTCCGGATTCCACATGGCCTGGAATGCCTGGTTGAGTTCCCAGGCACCCGGAGCTGCGTGTGCCATGGTGTTGTAGAAGACGTTCAGGAAGTTACCTTCACCAAACACCCTCTTAGGCACAGCCGTCGAGCCGTAGAGGGCCGTCATGATGGCCTCCTTGCACATGGCTCGGGAGATCTTCGAGGTGTCGCCGATCTGGTCCAGCATATACTGGTAGATCCGGGTGTAGGCGTCTTCACGCTGACCGGTGTTGACGACGTTGCAGAGCTCGGCCGCATAGCGATCGCCGATCAGTACAGCGAGGATCTGCAGGCCTGAGCTGGTGGCATCGAGCGAGATCAGGTGGCCGGTGGGCAGCTGGCGTTCAGTCTCACGCCAAGCCTTGACGGCAGCGTGGTAGAGGGCCGGATTCTCTGCCTGGTCGAGCAGGCTTTCGAGATCGTTCTCGTTGTTGTCGAACCAGGCCAGGCGAGTGTCCCAGGTCTCCTTGTCGAGACCGAACTGCGAGGCGACGTCGATTTTGATGTATTCACGAGCGGTGAAGGTTTCCATGGCGGTCTTCCTGTGAAATGTGGTGGAGATCAGAAGGGGACGGAGTCGATCATCTGGATCACGTCAGGGCTGAAACGCAGCCACTCGACGTTCTTGTTCGCCCATTCGAGGTAGTCGGGATCGTCACGGAACACTTCCGAGACGAGGCGACCTTTGTGTTTCCCAAAGGTCAGCCGGCTGTCCCATCCGAAGGTCGTGACGGAATCGTGCTGCTTGAAGCGATTGGGGGTGGTGGTCTGGGGCTGCTCATCGAGCGGCAAGCCGCAGTAAGGGCACTCCTTGTGGTGGCCCATGTCAGTTCTCCTGGTTCAGGAGACCGGTGGATTGTGAACAGCACGACGCCTGCCGAGGATTGCCTCAGCAGAGCGTTGGTCTTCGTGCTGTAAACTTGGTCGGTCTGGGTTTTGGTCGGTGGAGTCGGTAGCCGGTTTACACCGGAATTTCGATCAGTCTTTCTTCAGAGCTCTGGCGTTCTGCCGGTAGGCGAGCTTGTTGATCAGGGCTTGCTTGGCCTGCTCATATTCACGCTCGATCGCGGGTTGGTCCTCAGGCATCTGAGCACCCCGCATTTCATGGGCTCGAACCGCATTCTCGAAGCGGTTGAGGGCGGCTTTGTATCCGGCCATCAGTCCATCCTCATGTTCTGTTTGGGCTCCCAATACTCGTCAGGCTCGCCTGTCGAGTAGGTCGCCTGCACAATGTCCCGGTGATAGTGGGCGACACGCATTGTCGCTGCACGCAGGGACCCGTCCTGGTCTCGCTTTCCCATCCACAGGTGGATGGCACAGCCATCAGGGCCGACAAGGTCAGTGCGATATGGCACCGGATCTTTGTGGCCGGGGACGTAGATGAGACCTTCGGCTTTCTGGCCAGGGTTCGGGATGCGTCTAGGCGTTCGGCTCATGGGAAATCCTTTCGCTCGGGAGGTGCAGCGTCAGCATGACAACCTCCATGTCTTCGGCTCGGCGGTGCTTCTGCTTGGTGGTCCAGACGTCACCGTATTCGTCGCCATAGAACTTGCCCTGGAGCCAGGCATTGAGGAGGTTCTGGGCTGCCGATCGGGTGGCATAGGTCCGGATCAGCATGTCCCTTTCGTAGCCCTTGGGCCAGCTGTCGGGATCGCTGAAGTCCACTGGTTCGAGGTGGGAACCCCCTCTCCCATCCCGGCGCTGAGGCCGGGGCAGGTATTTCTGCGTGCCTTTCACACGCACAGCATATTGGATGAGCTGGGTCATAGCTCACCAGTCCTGGTCTTCGACACGCTCTCCGATGTGGAGAATGCCGTTGGAGAGGTTAGCGTCGTGATAGACCTTTAGGGGTGGTTCCTCCCCATCATCGACGGCGAAGAGCTCTTCGATTTCGAAATACGGGAGCATCTCGTGGAGATTTCTGTTCTGGTCGTAGATCAGAGCCATGGGGACGCTATTCCCGTTGGTCATCAGCGGGCGTTGGATCTTGACGATCATGTGAGATGCCCCTTGTCGGTTGTTTTCTTGATCAGACCCCAAAGAGTGTATTCTTCGTCCTCAGTGAGATCCCAATTTTCAGCCCCCATTTCCCTCTGCACCTCATCAGTGTGGATGAGGCGGATGAGTGCTTTGACTTCTTCTTTGGTCAGTTCGATCACACAAGATGCTCCTTGTCGGCAAGCTGGACGACTGCCTTGTTCCACTCGGTCCCCTGGTAGTTGACATGGTAGCCCATGCAGTAGGTCCGGCCCCGCTTGTCGTAGCGGTGGGTGACGTGGTGGACGTTGGCGATCGAGGTCAGCTGGGCCATGACGTCCCGAGCTGCCTGGTCGTATTTCTGGAAGGCACGCTGGCGTTTCTCGAAGTCCTTCTTCGTCTCGCCCTCCTTCTGCCGATCGAGGTCTGACCAGCTGTTCTGAACCATCTCCGCGGTCTCCATTTTGATGGCGAAGCGGATGGCGTTCATGCGGTTGATGTGGTCGAGGCAGAGGTCATCCTCTCCCGGATTCTGGTTCAGCATGACCGAGCCAGAACTCATGAAATAGCCGGTCTCGTTGTTCCGCAAGACAGGCCTGGGAGGCACGACCATAGGCAGAGGGAACTGGTAGCGGTTGAGCTCCTCCTGAACGTCATCGCTGACCTCGAAGATCACGATGAACTGCCCCAGATTGGGGTTATAGTCGAACAGGTCGACGGCCACACAAAGCATGAGCATGTCAGCCGTGGCCTGGGCATCGTTGAGGTGCCGGTACATGACGCCGACCATGGTCTTGACGTCAGCGCGCTTGTGGAGAGCGATTTGGACCATGGCATCGAAGCCGAAGGTCACAGGGATGCCGGCCTCTTCCATCACCCGCACGAAGGGGATGTCGGACTCGATGAACTCCTTCTTGATCCTGGGGATCAGCTGGTTCTTGTTGAAGAGGATCTCGAGCTGCACCTGGAGAGCATGCAGCTGCTTATCAGTCGTACCGTTTCCGATAGACGTAGGGTTGCCATCGTTGATGGGGTCGTTGGAAGCGAGAGCGTTGGTCATGGTCTGGGTCTTCCTTGGTTCCGGTCATCATCCGGTAGGTGTTGAGCATGTCGTTGATGCGATTGTGGGCATTCTCATGGCCGATACGCTGGACGATTTCCTCGTAGAGCCTGGCAGTGAGCTCGAGATTCTCAGCTGTGAATGCGGGAGAGTGGATCTCCATGACGTATTCGCCGATGAGATCTTCGATCGGCTTTTTGGACATAGGGGTTCCTTTGTGGGAGAGCCAAAAAACAAAAACCAACCCTGACGAACGAGACAGCCAATGGCGGCAGCCTCGCCCGTCAGGGCGATCACGCGAGAAACCTTTCCTCTGGAAAGGTTTCGAGATCAGCAGATCTGGGCTTCCCAGCGATCGGCCAGGTCCTTGTTGACCTGGGCCTTGGCTTTGCTCTCGGGTGTGCCATTGGCTTCGTGCTGGGACTGGTAGAAGCGGAACTTCTCAGCAGTTTCCATGGCGAATGCGAGAGGCACGAGGATGAAGCCAACAGGCGGTTCCTGGTCGGCTATCTTGACCTCTTCGCGTAGCTCGGCACGATCGCTTGCCCATTTTTTATAGCTTTGCTTCGGGCCTGGGTCGAACATCTCGTTGATCTCGTTGGTGCTGAGCTTCATGCGGTTCCCGAAGTCGGTCTCCACGAGGTAGAGCTTCTGGTTGTCCTTGGCCAGGTGAGCCTTCATGCTCACGGAGCTGGGCTGGATCTCCTTGATGACGATAGCGTTGCCGGTCCGGCGACCGTCCTTGGTGAAGAGAATGCGGCTCATGCTGTTGCTCCCCATTTGAAGCGCTTCACGATGTCGGAGAAGCCCTCGACCGACGGTGCGATGGTCCCCTGGTGATCCGCTGCAGTGTAGCGAATGCCCTTGGGTGCCTTGGAGTGGCCGGTCTGGTTGACCGAGGCCCGGATGGTCTGGACGACATCCTTGCCCTTGGCACCAGGGCGTAGGGGACCATCCCAGGTGGTGAGTTCGAGGACGATTTCATCGCCCTCTTTGCGGAGGAATTTGATGCTCATGCTGCCTGCCTTTCGATGGTGTCGGGCTGCTTGTCGGTCGTCAGGATGAAATCGCTGAGAGCGAGGATGTCCTCAGGGATACCCACGTCGAAGACAGGGATGCCCCAGAGGCTGGCGATGTTGAGAGCGTGTTTGGTTCCACCCGTGTAATAGGCACGGGGCAGCCAGGTGATCACGCATTTCACCGGGTCATCGAGGTTCTCGCCCAGAATGATGGGCACGTTCCTGCAGAGGAGCATCTTGGCTCCATCGGAGCATCTGTCCCAGGCAGGATGGGCCTGTTGTGCGATCTCGATCTGGCGTGGTGTGACCGGCAGCTTGGCGAAGCATCGACCATCGCTGGAGGCTCCGTTGTAGCGTTCCCAGGGCAGGAAGATCTGTTTCTGGTCCTTGGCTCCGATCTCGAAGGCCTGGTCTGCTCCGACAGCTCGGCCCGATCGGAGCATCCAGCCTCGCTTGTAGAGCTCGTCGGCGATGGCAGTCATGGTGGCCTGAGCATAATCAGGCGTGCTCCGCGGGCCGATGCCCGCGTAGGTCAATTGTCTGGTCATGTGGGTCTCTGGGTTTTTGGTAGGAGGAAAACAGAGCGAGCAACCAGGTTTGGTCCCCTGGTTACCCGCTCAAACGAAGCGAAGCGACGTTAGCTGGTTGGGCAGACAACAGCGAAGAGAGCTTCGCCTGCGCTATCCGGAATTACGGGCTCCCATCCGGTATTGAGAGGTCCTGATTTTCTGTTCCCATCTGCTGATGTGAGGACCATGAAGGAGCTCTTAGTCATGCGCCTAGAGCAGTCCACCTCTTCAAACACCAGCTTCTCTTCACGAGTCCTGGAGTTTGTCATTTTCAGCCAGTAGGTCGGCAGAGATTTGGTGGCCATTGCCTTTCGGATGTCCGAAGCCTTCAAGAAGAAGGTGTTTCCCTCGCGAGAAACTATCACCTCCACCCACCGGTCATCAGTTTGTGCCAATGCTGGGACGGAGGATAATGCCCCCAATATGGAGGCAATGAGCACAAGCTTCTTCATGGTGTTGGTCTTCCTGGTTCAGGTGTCTTCGCGGTATCCGCGATTCATCCAAGGTTGGGGCTGAATTTGCCGAAGCCAATCAGCTACGTCAGGAATACGATTGTGGCAATCCTGTCTGACGTGCATCTCGGCGACGAGTCTGGTCGGTGCTCCATTGGGGAGCACGATGCCGAACTTACGCTCGGCCTCGTATATCCCATGTGAGTGGTGCCTGAGTGCCCGGTGACGAAAGTCACCGAACAGCTCTTTGGTGGCATCAAACCAGCTGTGCAGCTCGAAATAGTCTTCGGGCTTGCCGCCGAACCTGCGAGCAGAGGATTCAGCATGGTAGAGCATGTGGCTCATGATCAGGCGACTCCCTCTTCGGTGTGGGCGTTCTCGCTCATTGTGGTGTTGACGTCGATCGAGCACTCGAAGGTGTATGGTACGGTCGAGACGTTGAACTCCATGTGCCCCTGGCCGCCGTCGTTGTTATACCAGTCGACGCCGGTGCCAGAGAGGTAGTCATAGGCGAAATCCTCGATCTCCTGGAGCAAGGGATCGGCTTTGATCTGAGCGTAGAAATTACAGTCTTCGTCGACATCAATGTTGTCGATCGATCCGCTATCGCCACCGCCACTGAAGGCGATGTAAACGGTTTTCCAGCCCCTCTCAGCTATCTTGTTAGCAAGTTCTCGGCGTTTGGCATTGGCCTTGAGCTTGGTGAGCTTCCGCTCGTTTTCCATGTTGAGGAGGATTTCAGCGACGTTGGTCGAGGGAGCATTCATGGTCATTTCCTTGGTTCTGGGTTTTGGAAGTTGGTCGGCTCAGTCCTTGTAGCCCCGATATCGTGTGGGATAGCGGTAGACCATCCCGGCGATGAGGAAGGAGCCGTTATCGAGCTTCTTGAACATGCGGAACACTAGGCGAGTGCCACGACGCTTGGGCAGGAAACGGGTCAGGGTAATCTTGGGAATGATGATCTGCATTGGTCTGGGTTCTTTCTGGGTTTAGATGCTGGTCAGCATCCAGTGGACTTGCTCCGCCTCGACGAGAGCTTTGATGGTGGCCTTGCGGCCGAACCGTCGGTTCATCTGGGCGACGTACCGATCGGATTTGTCGTTCTTGTGCCGGAGCACATGCTTGATCGCGAGCTCTTCAATTGTCGGTGGTGGCTTACGCGGCATCAGCTCTGGCCTCGATCGTTTTGTTGAGGGCCTTCAGCCCTTCGAGGTAGAGGCTGATCTCACGATGGATAGCCGGTGCCTTGTTCGGCAGATCGGCCAGTCCAGTGCCTACGCCATCCTCGGGCCAGACGACTGTCTTGCCGGCGATCAGGCAGAGCGTGAGGTAATTGAAGATCTCCAGGTAATGGAGCCTGAAGCGCTTGAGGTCGGCATCGTTCATGAACGATTCCGGATCGTTGTTCGGTGCTCGCTTGGTGATGATGCCGACGGCATTGGGCTCACCGCGGCACTCTTTTGCCTGGCCACGGAGGCCGAAGCGAAGGGCATTGTCGCCGAAGATATAGACGGATTCCGGGTTGTTCCGGAGGTCTTCACGGGTGATCCATTTCTGGAAGATGAGAGGCATGTGTGCTCCTTCAGAACATGTAGCTCAGCATGTCGAGCAGCTGAGCAACGGTGAGTTTTTCGAAGCGGTGTTCCCGCTCTTCGGGATCGGGTGTTTCTGCTGCGATCTGGTCTTTCACCATGTCGAGCAGGTGCCGGAGAGTGCTGGCAGTGTTGGCTGCCACGTCTTCACGCTGCATGTGATCAGTTCCTTTGGTCGGTGTCGTTCATGGCTTTGGCCACGATCTGGTCAGCTCGGCGCATGAAGAACCCAGCAAACCAATTGTTCATGACGATGAGGCGGCTGAGCTCATTCTGAGCCTGCTCAGGAAGAGGTTTCTGGTTCATCTCTGGGTCCTGTTAGGTTTCAGGTTGCTTTCGTCGAAAAGCCCCTGAAAGTTGGAATCTAGGATTTAGGTGTTGGACTATCTCGGCCAGCCACCAAGGGGACCCCATGCTTGCGCATGAGGCCCCCGATGGAGGCGAGAATTAAGCAGCGAAGCTGATCGGCGGAGCGAAGGATTCCCCTTCGTCGGCGACGAACTCTTCACGCTCAGCGTGGTGACGCAGACGGATGTCGAGACCACCATCACCGTTCGAGATGATCACGGTTTCGCCGGGCTCGAGACGTTCGGCACGAGCGAGCAGCGTGTCACGCAGCACGTTCATGCGCTTACGCAGAGCAGCGAACTCGCGGTTGTTCACCTTGGTGTCGGCGTCGGCCATGGTGTCGAGCGGGATGCCGTTGAGCAGCGAAACGAAAGGATATTTCTCGTCGTTCTGCTGATAGCCGACGTCCAGCCAGAACTTGGTCTTGGGCTTGTCGGTCTTGGCTGGTTCGCCATTGGCAGCAGCCATGTTGGTCGCGAGAGTGCCGAAGCGATCCTGAAAGGTCTTGATAGCCATGATGTTCGTTCCTTGGTTCTAGGAGGTTGGGTTGTGGTGTGTGCCATGGACGACACCACCAAACGGAGCGAAGCGACCCGCTGATGGTGACGTCATGGAGTTGAGGTTGGAGAGGATCTCAGCCGACGTAGAAGCGCCAGCGTTCCACGAGATCCTTGGCTTCGGTGAGACCGCATCCGAGGATGCTCCGGACCATTCTGATGGCGGTGATTTTCTTGGTCTTGGCGGCTTCACGGATGAGCTCGAAGCCGACGGTGCCGAAGGTGTTTTCGAGCGTCTGGTTGGCAGCAGCTGCATCGAAGCGAGGCGTGCTGTCTGCGCCCGCAAAGGTCACGATTGCGTTCTTTTCAGGGCGAAGATTTCTGTCGAGAAAGTCTTGGATGTTGTCCGCAAAGAGCTCAAGATCTTCGTCAAACTCGGTGTTGACCACGACCTTAAGGGTGATGGTGGTGCGGTTGGGATATTCCATTGATCTGTTCCTTCTGGGTTTGATTGGAGAAGTGCTCAGTGCATCAGGAGCACGGCATCACCCGCCAGCTGGCGAGCGATGTCGGTCATGGGAAAGCCCTGAGATTTGAGGATCTCGATCTCGAAGTCCTCGATGCCTTCGGCGATGAGGAGCTCTTCGATCTCGTTGTCCGAGAGCGCTTCAATGTCGTCATCGACAGTGCGATCGACGGTGGATGAGAAGGCTTCGAGGTCAGAGATGGTGAGCATGTCAGGCAGGTGGAAAGCCATGGGTCAGTCCTTGTTCCGGAGAGCGTCCAGCATCCTTGGTTCCCCGTGGAGGATCCAAAGAAGCAGCAGGACGCCAGCGATGATGAGAAGGCCGCAATAGGCAGGTCCGGACTGGTTGTTGGCCAGTCCGAGGAGCACGAGGAATGCTCCCATGCCGAGCGGGATGAGTGCTGCGATCAGCGATGTGATGAGCTTCACTGGCTCAGGACGCACTCGTAGGAGGTCTCAGCAGAGCGCTGTTCCAGATGGCTGGAGAGAGCTTTGCAGTCATCGGCCGTGAGGTTGTAATCGACAACCTTGGACGGACCCTTGCCCCAGTCGTCATGCTCGACGAGCTCGTAATACGAGCCGGTCAGGTGATCACGGATGATGTAGGCACCAGCGAGCACGTTGATGCTGAGCATCACGGACATGATGATGAAGGGGAGGAGCTTGGGCTTGGATTGATGACGCGCAAAGGCGTCAGCTGCCCGTGGGGCAGAGTATAGCGGTTTCATCTGGGTTTTCCCTTAATTTGGTCGAGGGACTGCCTTGAAGGCAGAGCTTGGGTAGAGACAGATTCCCAACATGGCAAGCATGATGGGATGAGGCGAGGACGGCCAACAAGTTGGACTATCCTAAGGGTGAGATGCCCTAGAGCCCGAAGGCCCTAGGGTTTAGGTGATGTTTAGGGTTGAGGTGGTGGTGAGCTGTTAGCTCGGGAAAGCCTTAGCGAACTTCGCAGCGAAGTCGTCGTGTGCTTCCTGATATAGACGAGCATGATCTTCGGACTGCCTGCAGAACTCCTTGACACGGAGATTGGCATGAGCCTGCTCTTCTGCGTAGGAGCGGATGAGATCCTGATCGAAGGTCTGAGCAGCGAGGAAGTGGGACTTCTTCTGCTCGGTTGCTGCCTTGGTGACAGTTGCACTGAGCATGCCGATACCATCAGTGGTGACGTCGATGAGTGCACCGGCTGAGTTGAAGCCTTTCGAGATGGTATTGAGCATGGACTTGAGTGCGCCTGCCTTGGTGGCAACAGTGGTGGTGGTAGCCATGGGTATTCTCCTGATGATGAGCGATGATGAGCACGCCAGACGAAGCGAAGCGCCCAGTGTTACTGGTGCCCACGATTGAAGGGGGGTGGGTCTGTGTTTTGTGTTCAGGAGATACCGGGGGGGTGTTTTTGTGTTGGGGTGGTGCTCCGCACCAATACCCTACAACCGGACATAGCTATGGCTATCACAGAAACCCGCAAAACTATCTCCAAGTTAATAGACTCAACTTGGGGCTAACCCGTGTCTATCTGGGACGAGCGGATTCCATTGTATAAAATAGACTGTTGACTATCCTACATACCGAGACATAAAACCCGGTCTGAGGGTGAGCGAACATGCTCTTGATGCTGCGAAAAAATTTCTGAGAGTACCGATCGAGGGGGAACCACCTGCAAGTGGTAGGGGTATCCACCCCAACGAAAGCTTGGCAAGTCTGAGCCAAGTGACCTCCGATCGAGACGATTCCGTTACCGTGCACCGTGCTATCGATCCCGTTCTCTGGGTTTTTCGGGACGAAGCTAGATGAGGCGACTGGCTCGAAAGAGCGCATTGGACTTTGGTCGGTCCTATTGCGATCTGCTGGATAAGCTGTCTATGGGTTTGCTGGGAGCGGATGAAAATGGAGAGACAGGACCGGAGCTCTATGGTCAGTGACCCTGGCTCATTGTTGTTTCGGCCCTGTCTCTCTTCCCCCCTCACGAGTGAAGCAACGCGACAAGCTTCCTCGGAGAATCTGCCGGATTGTTGAACCAGTCAGGGCTGGTAACGGTTCAGGAACTGGGACCCTCATGGCTCGCTAAAAGAGAACCAGTTGGGCAGGAAGATCGTTCCCCACCGTCTGCGGCTGTTATTATCCCCACGCACCGCTAGGGTATCTGCGCTCCACACATTCGTGCGAACATGCTGAAAGAAAGACACGATCCCGCAGCACACCCCGATTATAGGTGAGACGGGACTCCCTGTGAATCGATATTTTCAATGGAACCAGGGCTAAGAGCTTGATTCGGCGCACATATCTATGTGCCTGGGAACCAGGAACATGAGTTTCCTGGGCAGAACTTGTTCGCCTGTGTGCGCGAGTATCTCGACAAAATAATTTGAAATCCAGGAGGCGGTAGCCCCTCTCTCCCCCTCTGGAATACCGTCAGGTATTTCAGACATCTCTCTCTCTCTCATATCTCTCTAAGAGATATAAGGGCTCCGTGGGTGAGGAGGTCATTTCCGGTAGAAGGGTCCTCGGCGGCGTGGCCTGCCGGGGGCTCTTGTGTGCCAACGATATATGACCTAAAACCCAACCTGTCCAGAGCCACTGCACCGACATCGATCGAGAGCAACACGGCCAGGGACCAGGAGCCCTCCCCGCCGCGGCGCAGCCGCATGAGCGAGGGATGGGGCGACGGTCCCGTCAGACCCCCCAGACATAACCAGCCAATAAGAGGGAATACCCATGGCTCCTGAAGATACCTCCGAGCAGCTGGAGCTGTTCGCCGATACCGAAGACAAAGACGCCAACTTCGTCGATTTGCCTGAAGGCCCAGTCGAAGCTGAGCCGATGACCTACGGGGCCTTCCTGGCTCAGATCGATCGGATCCCCGTCGAGACCTTCCCGAACGACACTGCCGGCCACATGATCCACCTCGGGGACAACAAGGCAACCTGGCTCCCCGATGACGTGTTCCACGCCGTCTTTGTTTCGACCGAAGGCGTGACCATCCACTGAGCCCCACTGGCTCCAACCTCTCAACGACAAGAGTCCGGAAAGGACCGACCCATGAATATCAGTCAGCAAGAAGCCCTCTACGAGCAGCGCAAGCAGGAGATGCAGACCCAGGGCATCCACCCTGCCCCCTCCGGCTTCTCCGAGCAGCAGCTCAAGGACGATCCGATCCTGCGGTATTTCTATTTCGAGCACCTGCCCGACCAGCTGCGGGCGACCTCGGTCAAGTTCTATGAGCTTGCCTGGTTCCTGATCTCGGTGCTGCCTCGCAACGCTGAGCGCTCTGTGGCCCTCAGGAAGCTCCTGGAAGCCAAGGACGCGGCCGTGCGGGCGAACGTGGGCTGACGAGCTCTAGGAGGCTCTAGAGAGGGTTATTCGGGCGGGCACCGACCAAAGTGCCCGCCCCTCCCTTACGGAGACCCCGGTAACCCAGAAAAGAAAGCCGGGGCACAGGGCCTATCTCATGAGTCCCACAGTGGCACAACGATAAGATTCAGGGTAACTGAACATGATTACTAAGGACCAGGTGGAGCTCGCTCTACCCGCAAACCTCAAGTCTGCTGCCACTCAGCAGCTGGTCGACAAGATCAATAACATAGTTAGCGATCCCATCGTCGCAGAGAACGTCCGCGAAAATTTCCTGAGCTATGCCTCAGTGCTGAAGGAAGGCCGGTTCAAGACCGAGGATTACCTCCATGCCGTGGTCTACGTGAGCCACAAGGTCATGGGGATGAACAACAAGGACGCCTACGCGGCGACCTTCCCTGCCCGCTATGCCGCCCTCGTCGCCAAGGGGATCCCCGACAAGGACATCTCGGCCTACGTCGCTGCCTACCACAAGGGCAAGCTCGTGAACCTGATCATGGAGCAGACCCTGGTTCCGACCTGGATCCTCAACCAGGAGATTTTCCAGAAGGCGATCAACGTCCAGGCCGACCTTATGATGAACGCGAACAGCGAAAAGGTTCGCTCGGACGCTGCCAACTCCATCCTCACGCACCTCGCAAAACCCAAGGAAGCTGCGGCTCCGGTGCAGATCAACCTGGCCGAAAACTCGGGTATGACCGAGATGAAAGAGATGCTCGCTCGCATGGCTCGCACGCAGCAGGAGCTGATTGCAAGCGGTGTCGATACCCGATCGATCGCTGGCCAAGCCCTCATTGAAGGGAAGGTCACCGAGGTATGAGCGTCGTTAAGCAGGAACTCGACGACTGGTTGGATCAGGTCAACTACGCTGAACTCAACTCGAGCAGCTACATTCCCACAGAGTTTGCCCTCACTTTCATGAACTTCATCAAACTGGTGAACGGAGTGGAGGGTGAGTCCCATAAGACTCCCCCCGTCCACCTGAAGATGCTGGACAAAGTGACCAGTCCACGCGGGTATGTGGCCAATCTGTGCTTCCGAGGCGCCGCTAAGACCACACTCTTCGCGGAATACTTCTCACTCTTTCTGGGAATGTTCGGCTACCTCCCTGGTCTGGGGAAGGTCGAGGGCATGATCTATGTCTCTGACTCCATGGACAACGGCGTCAAGTCGGCCCGCAAGAACATCGAGTTCCGGTACAACAACTCCGAGTTCCTGCAGGAATGGATCCCCAAGGCCACCTTCACGGACAATTACATCGAGTTCATCGGCAAAGAGGGCAACCGCCTGGGCATCAAGATGTTCGGTGCCAAGACCGGCCTTCGCGGAACCAAGATCTTCGGCAAGCGCCCGGTCCTGGCTGTGCTCGATGACCTCGTGTCGGACGACGATGCCAAGTCCAAGGCGGCAATGATCGCCATCAAGGACACGGTTTACAAAGGCGTCAACCACGCTCTGGACCCGACCCGGCGAAAGGTGATCTTCAACGGAACGCCCTTCAACAAGGACGACATCCTCATCGAGGCCGTTGAGTCCGGTGCCTGGGACGTCAACGTGTGGCCGGTGTGCGAGCGCTTCCCCTGCGAGCGAGATGAGTTCGTCGGGGCCTGGGAAGATCGCTTCACCTACGATTACGTCAAAGAGCAGTACGACATGGCGGTTGCCACCGGCAAGCTGGCTGCCTTCATGCAGGAGCTGATGCTCCGGATCACCTCCGATGAAGAGCGTCTCGTGCTCGACAGCGACGTTCGCTGGTACAGCCGGGAGCATCTGCTGCGGAATCTGGGATCGTTCAACTTCTACATCACCACCGACTTTGCCACCTCGGAAAAACAGACGGCCGACTATTCGGTCATCTCGGTCTGGGCCTATAATGCGAACGGGGACTGGTTCTGGGTTGACGGGATCTGTGTTCGCCAATCGATGGACAAGTCGATTGATGACTTGTTTCGCCTGGTGCAATTGTATAAACCTCAGCAGGTAGGCGTCGAGATCACGGGCCAACAGGGAGCTTTCATCTCCTGGATGCAGAGGGAAATGCTGAACCGGAATATCTGGTTCAACTTCGCCTCCTCCGAGAAGAGCAACACCCCTGGCATTCGTCCAATCACCGACAAGCTCTCCCGATTTAATCTGGTCGTTCCCTGGTTCAAATCCGGGAAAATGTATTTCCCCCAGGAATGGAAGCACCTGCAGATCATGAACTTGTTCATGGGGCAGCTTCGCCTGGTCACGGCCAGCGGGATCAAGGGCAAGGACGACTGCATCGATACGATCTCGATGCTCGGCTACCTCAACCCGTGGAAACCTTCCGTTTCAGCTCCTGCAACACCCAACGAGGTGAGCCTGTGGGAGGAGGAGGAAGCCCAGGGATACGGTGGGGGAATGTCCTCTTACGTGGTCTGACATCCTACAGATCAGCTCACTCGCAAAAAACAGAACATAAGCGGGGTCTGAATGAACGTACTCGAGCTCTTCCGGAAGCTCTCCTTCGGGGAATTTTCGAACATCGCCATAGGCAATGACGGCAACGGCACCATCTCGGATGGTGCCAAGCCCCGCGTTGTCATGCACGCAAACGAAGGGCTCCAGCAGCTCTACAGCCGGTTCATCCTATCGGAGAAGAGCCTGCTCCTGACGTGCTTGTCGCATGTATCGACCTACCATCTGGATCCTATCCACGCCCTGAGCCAGGCGTCCGAAGACAACCCCAACGACATCTACCTGATCGACAGCCCCGACGATCCCTTCATCGGTGATGTGGTCAAGGTGCTGGAAGCTTGGGATAACACCCAGAAGCCGATGCCTCTGAACCAGGCGAGCAATCCGCGGTCGCTGCACACGCCGAAGTTCGACGTGGTGCAGGTGCCGATGCCTATGGTCGATCAGGTGATTGCCCTGAATTACCAGGCCTACCACCCTACCCTGCTCGATGCGGGCGACGACTACGAGGAGCAGGAGATCTTCCTGCCCCGGTTTTTGGAAAGCGCCCTCACCGCGTACATCGCCCACAAGGTCTATGCCGACATGGGGACTGATACCTCGGTGTCGAAAAGCCAGCTCTACCTCAACCGCTACGAGATGGCCTGCAAGGGTGTCGAGGAGAAAGACCTCGTGAGCAACACCCGCTCGAACAGCGGCAACCTCTTCGAACTGAACGGATGGATTTGATATGGGAATGAACGTGTTTGGCTCGCCGTCGGCGGTGGGTCTCATCGAGCGGATGCTCGGCCCGGCCTACCAGTCGGTGAAGATCGTCGCCGATCATATCGGCATCTTGAAGACGATAGCCACCAATATCGGCGATGTGAAGGACGCTGCCCGGAACAAGGCCCGGGCAATCACGACGCTCGAGGATCAGGCAGGTGCCCTTGGCTCCACGACCTATGTCGAGCTGCCCTTCGGTCTGCATGAGACCTCGATCATGGATGTGCAGGTGGTCCTGGTTGGGACCGGTGTCGACAAGCCGCTCTACTCGGAGAGCTCGGGCCACTTCACTAGCAAGACCCGTCTCGGCTTCGTCGAGGTGGCGCTCAAACCTGGAGCGCCGGCTGAACTGGCAGGCGCAGATATCCGCGTCACCGTCTTCCACAAAATCTGAACCAGGACCCCACCTGAATGACGCACCAGCCAAAGCATAATAACAACCTGCTGGACATCTCTCCCAAGCAACTGATCTTCCCGGCAACGGCGGCATTCAACATGTCGCCGGTGCTTGAGGTCGTGCTGGAGAACAAAGGCTGGGCGGACATCGTCCTCAATGACATCGAGGTGGTGGGCAACTTCACGATCGACACCTCCGGGTGTCCCAAAGCTCTGAAGGGTGGGCAGACTGCAAAGCTGCGGGTATGCTTTACCCCTCAGGCACCCGGTTATCCCACAGGTCTGGTGAGGATCAATGCCGGTCAGTCCGGCAAATTCGATGTCAAGCTTCAGGGCACCGCCTATATTCCGGCAGGCGGATACACCATTCTGGTGGACACCTTGGCTCAGATCCAAAGCCAGGATGGTCTTCTGTTTCCCGATGGGCACTATGCCCAGGTCGTGGATGATCCGAACCCGGACAACAACGGTGTCTGGAAGAAAGTCGGTGCTCCTGGTTCCGGACACTGGGATGGTCCGATCGACGGGTTTCTCGGAAAACGAGGGGAGCCTGGTGCTCCCGGTCAGCCTGGTCCGAAAGGCGACAAGGGCGATGCCGGAATTGGTGAGCCCGGTCCCCGCGGTGAAGCTGGTCCTGAAGGACCTCCGGGACCCAAAGGCGATCCCGGTGTTCCCGGTCCTAAAGGTGATCCGGGTGCTCCTGGTATGCGTGGGCAGCCAGGTCCGAAAGGCGACAAAGGTGACCCTGGCCAGCCTGGCCCCAAAGGCAATCCCGGTGCTTTCGGGAAAGACGGACCGAGTCTCTACATCGTGGCCAGTCCGCGACCAAACTTCACTTATGAAGACGGCAAGCCTGTGCCTGCAGTGCAGGTCATCACGTTCACGGCCTTCCTCGATGGTGTTGCCGCTGAAGTGGCCTGGACCACCGCACCCAATGTGAAGTCCCACACTGGCAGCGCTCTGACGCTCAAGCCGGAAGATATGGCTGCCCACCAGACGGTCAGCATTGTGGCGACCACAGACACGGGCGTGAAGGCCGTCACTCATGTGACGAAGCTGAGCAGCTTCAAGGCAACCTTCGGTGCTCCCATTGGTTCGCCGATCGGAGATCGCCTGGCTGAAGATCTGGTGGCTGACGTCGCCGGTCTCTTCGAGACCTATGGCGACACGATGAGTGCTGCGAACAGCGCTCTCCTGGCCAACCTGGCAAAGGATGCAGCTGCGGCTCACGAAGCCAATGCAGCAATCGCCCAGGCGAATGTTGATCTGGCACTGGCTCAGGCGAAGCCCGCATTTGACGCAATCGACGGTGCAGTAGCTCTGGCCTCGCAGCGTGCAGCTGATGCGACCACCGCCCAGTCGCTCGCAGAGCAGGCAAAGGACATTGGTCTTGCTGCCCGTGTCGCAGCCGAAACGGCCAAGGCCCAAGCAGAGACCGCCCGAGCTGACGCTGTCCAACAGGCTCTGCTGTCTGGTGGCTACGCTGCCACGACCAGCGCCCATCGTGATGAGGCTGGGAACTATGCTGGCGTCAGCACAGCCCAGGCGATCGCGGCTCAGGTCCAGTCGAACACTGCAGGTCAGCACGCTCTTGCTGCGGCTTCTGAAGCCAGCACAGCTACCGCTCAGCGCAATGACGCAGAGGTCTTCGCCTTCGCTGCCAACAGCAGCAAGGTCGAGGCTGAAGCAGCTGCAGGGGCATCTGCCGAGCGAGCAGCCCAGGCTGGCATTCACGAGACGAACGCAGGCCAGTCCGCCTATGCTGCCCAGCAGGACCGAGCTCGTGCTGAGACGGCACGCAGCGATGCTGAGGCTTTCCGGAACCAGTCGGCAGCCTCAGAGACCAATGCTGCTGGTTCAGCGGCAGCGGCGTTTCTCGACGCTGGCATCGCAACTACTGCCCGGAACCAGTCGGAAGGCTTTGCCAACGCATCGGCGAGCAACGCCCAGACTGCGATCTCGAAGGCGAACGAAGCTGGCCAGAGTGCCCAGGCTGCCAGCACCGATCGGATTGCTGCACAGACCGCCAGGGGAGATGCTGAAGCGTTCCGGAACCAGGCGGTTCAATCGGAGCAGAGTGCTGCAGGGAGCATGAACACCGCCACCCAGCAGGCCAACTTGGCGACCCAGGCTCGTAATGACGCTCTTGGTCACGCCAATGCGGCTGCGGGCCAGGCACAGACTGCCACCTCGAAAGCAACGGAGGCCGGACAACACGCCAGTGCTGCTCAGGCCGATCGTGTGGCAGCTGAAACCGCCAAAGGATCCGCCCTTGCTTCCGAAGGTCGGGCTGCCGTCAGTGAGAGCAATGCTCTAAGCAGCGCCAACAGCGCTGCCGCTCAACAGCTGCTATCGGCACAGGCGCGAGACTCTGCCCGCGCAGCAGCACGATCGACGATACCCGACAACTTCCTTGATCCGGCCAACTGGGAGAGAAATCTAGGTTGGGGCGGCAATGTCGAGTTCGTAAACGGCATTGCCAAAACCACGACTGGTGGCGCTTTCAACGGAGCATTCGGCATCGCCATCGCTCCGGGCCAGCACTATCGAATGACTGTTCGCTACCGGGTCGTGAACCAGGGTGGGGGCACTACCTACATAGGGCTGATTCCGCTACCGAGCAATATCCTCTTCTGGCTCCACAACGAAAGCTCTCCTCCGGTTGGCCAGTGGCGAACGGTTGAGCTCGTATTCAGCGCGGACGATTATTTCGAACCGGGTGTAAACCCGACTTTTGAAGTCCGTCCTGTCGTGCTTATCGGATACCCCACGGTGACTGATGGCGAGGCAGTCCTGTGCCGACTTGAGAACATCACGGCCGAGAGGCGCTCTTCTAATTTTGCCAATGCGTCGAACCAGTCCGCTCAGACGGCAGCTGCTCATGCAGGCACTGCAGGAGAATTTGCCTCGGCAGCTAACCAGGCAAAGATCGATGCGCAGACTGCTCGAAGCCAGTCCCTTGGTTACAGAGATGAAGCTGTCTCGGCGAGGAACACTGCGACCGAGGCAGCCTCTACAGCCACTGCTCAGCAGCAGCTGGCTACTCAGGCCCGGAATGATGCAGGCGGTCACGCAAATGCGGCTCTGGGTCACGCTCAGACTGCCCAGTCTCACTCGACTGATGCAGGCATCCGATCGGCTGCGGCTGAAACTAGCAGGATTGCTGCTCAAGCTGCCAATGGTTCGGCCCAAACCGCTGCCGAGGCTGCAGGTGGATCAGCCACTCAGGCTGATGGGTTCCGGGCTGCTGCTCAGACGGCATCGAATCTGTCGGCACGTTATGCCAACCAGGCTGCCCGCCTGGCTTCCGGCAACCTCGTGCGTCAACCGACCTTCGAGAGCGGCAACCGTGATGGTTGGGAAGCGATCGGCGACGCCGGCGACTGGGGCCTCAATGTGTCGCCCAGGGGCTTCACGGGAGGCCGCTGGTTCAATGGCCGTGACAACCTCATTTACAACGGTCCTCTCAACGCAATCAAGCAGA